GTAGAGTGCCATCGCCACCGTGACCAGCGTTTTCCAACGCGCGACGAGCGCTTCAATGCGTTCCTTGCGCTGGTAAGCGCGGTAGGCGATGCCGACGAGATCGAGAATTTGGCTCATTGCGGCGGCACCACCTGCGGGATCGGCACCGCAGCGGCGACCGGCGGTGGGACGATGATCTTGCTCTCCGGCGGGATCTGCACCGCTGGATTGCGGGCAATTGACTTCAATTGACTCTTGAGACTGGCAGAACCGACCGCGATCTTCCCCATCCACAGCATCACCGCGGGACCAATGATGATCCATAACGCGGAAAGGTCGCCAGTCAACTTATTGATGTCACTGCCGATCATCTGGAGTTTCTCGACAGCCATCTGCGCCTTGTCTGGCGGAAGGAATGCAAGTGCCCCAAGAATGGTGAATGCAGTGCCCCCCGCCGTGACGAGATGACGAACGCCCGCGGCTACTTGATTCTGCAGCGTCGTAACCGGGCTGAGTGGCGGGGCATTAGGGTCCAGTGTCATGCTACTCCTCCTGAAGTTACGGCTTTGACAGAATCGTAGATGGTGATCACGACCTGCTGCTTGTCGGTGTCTACGTCGAGCGCGTCGGCGAGTCCAGGACTGATGTCGGCGATGCGGTGACCGATGCCCGGTCCCCAATCGACCGGTTGAGCACGGAACTGAGCGTCGCGGTAGGCGACCATCACCGCCCACTTGGCTCGAATGGTGTCGTAGGAAAACCCCTTCGGCCATCGCATCGCGATGTAGAACTTGCGCGGGTCGAGCCAGTGACCGAGCGCGACGGCATTGAGATTGTGCCCCGGCAAAAACACGTCGGGGCACTCGCGCACGTAGTGAATCAGTGCCAGCCCTTCATCGCTCCGCATGCCGGGGTCGCGCGGACCACCGAAGGTCGACACGAGCCCGGTGAAGCGGAGCGGGAAGGGCGGCATGCGGCGGATCAATGCCTGGTCGCAGTCCCGAGCGCGAGACGACCGGCGGCCGTCGCCGCGATGAGCGCCTGGTGCATCTTGTAGCCACTCACCAGCGTTCCCGGCGCTTCATTGCTGTCAGGGAGAGCCGCGAGCGTCGACATGAAGCCGGCGGTCGTCACTGAGGACACCTTGCCGACCGCTCCGATGAATTGGTTGATGTCGGTGACGGCGACTTCGAGCGCCGAGATGACCCCGGTCGGGATCGTCAGCTGCCCCGTCAATGCACCGAGCACGGAGATGACGCTTTGTGCGTCGGCCACGAATGTCGGCCCGTTGGCGACGATATAGGCCGCAGCTCGCGCCAGGTCGGACTCGGCGACCTGAATGCCTTGCTGAATGTCGGCGACCAACGCGTCGAAATTCGCTTGACTGAAGTGCGTGAAGAAGTTTTCGAGGTCCGTAATCCACTGTGAGGTCATGACTAACTCTCCTCTCGTAGCTTGGCAAGCTCTTCGAGCGCGCCGCGGGTCACGATGGACGACCAGTCCATCGCCAGATGGTCCAGAATGGGGAACGTGAACGGCGTGATCTGGACCGGCGTCACGACCGTGAACCCTCCGCTGTTGGCGTCGGAAAGAAAGTCCTGCCCGATCCACAGGACTGATCGCTTGGTATACTCGCTGACCGGGTAGTTCTGCGCCAGCGAAGATTCAGCGCAACACAACAATAGGTCGATCGGCCGCGCCGTCTGAATGTACGTCGCCGAGCTGCAGCCGAGCGAATACCCGAATAACGCGACCTTGCACCCCACCCCGCGCCAGTGGTCGACGCGCGACGCTCCTGTCGCCCAGTCCTGATAGTTGAACACGTCGGCGATGACGCCCTGCGCGCGGGATGCTGCCGCGAGAACGTCGACGCCGGTCGAGAACAGCTCGCCGAACTGGCCGCGGAAGAACGCGCAATACGTTTTCATTGATAGAACTCGTCGACGACGACAATGCCGGCCTTACCCGCCGTGGCCGCGTTAGCTCCGGCAGTTCCGGCAGCACCTATCGCGTAGGTGTAAGTGGTCGTCGGATTGTTGATGTCGAACTCCGCCCACTCACCTGCGCCGCCGCCACCCGTCGAATTCGCGGTGGATGATAGAGTCTGAAAGGAACCCGCGCCGCCCGCACCTGGCCCGCCAGATCCGAATGGGTTCGTGCCGCCGGGCGCCGGGGACGGCTCGACGCTGCCAGTGATCGAGATGCCCGTCGCTCCGAGGCCGGGGCCGCCTGAAACCCGAAGAATATTGGTCGGGCTTCCGGTGCCGCCAGTCCCGCCTGCGCCGCCATTCTGACCGGAGCTCGTGGAGCCGCCGACCGTGGTCACAGAGTTGAAGGAAGAGTTTCCTCCGCCACCGCCACCGCCACCGCCACCGCCACCAGCACTCATTCGCACGTGCAGTCGCACGACCCCGGTCGGAGTCGAATAGCTGGTTCCGGACGTCAGGACTTGGCGGGTTTGAGGGACGTTAATGGGGTTGATCAGCTCGAATTGAGTCCCGTCCCAGATGACCGTGAAAATCTGCCCGCTGACGATGTTCCCCGGCGCCAACGAGCCGAGGCCGCCATTCGTCATCTTCAAGATGTTTCCTGGGGAGAAGCTGTTGACCGTCAGCGTCGCGCCAGCCGTGTTGGTCGCGCCGGCCTGAATGCGCAGCGGCACGCCAAGGATGTCGGCAATGGTCGTCGCGTTGGGGAACGACGCGGTTTGCGCGTTCGCCGTGCCGGCGCCGACGACGTACTCCTGCTGGCTGGCGAACTGGGCCTTGCCCTCTGCGGAGAGAAAGGCGAAGATGAGGAGGAAGAACGCGAAGAAGCGGATCATTGTTCTACATGCTCCGAGTGTGGTATACTAGGGGCGGACGAAGGAGGGACCAATGCAACGACCGTATAGAGAATATCATGGTTGCGGTCACTTTTGGGCGGACGCAGAATGGGTGTTCGACGAATACATCGACCGTTCTGGATTTTGGATCGTCGATTTTGACCTATTAGAAAAGTTCAAGGCCCGGACCACTGGTTGCTTCCAAAGTACTCGAACGTCGTCCGCGACTTGTTGATGTTCAGCGTCGCGGTCGTCGCGCCGTTGGGGCCGACCTGCCCACCGGGGTAGCTGATCGTCACCGGGTAGGCGTTGAAATTCGATGCGAGGTCGACGACAGTAACCTTGAACGGCGCAGTGACGCCGCTCGGCAGTGTCGCGCTGGAGGTGGCGACCGAGGTGGTACGGTTCAAACCCACAGACCCATTGTTGTCGGTCGAGAGCAGCGTGAACGCGCCCGAGGTCGTCACAATGCGGTTCGGAGACGATACGCCTGTTTGAATGAAGTTATTCAGGCTTCCCGCGGTGAGCTGATTCGAGACGGCGTCGCCCGCGCTGTAAGCAGTCGCCGTGGTGCTTTCCTGAGCGCGGACGACGGTGAGCGTGTCGCCGGAGCGCGCGGTCACCTGCATGATCTCGCCGGGGACGCCGGTCGACGCGGGGATCATGGTGATGAGGAAGTATTGCCCGGCGCTCGGGTTCGGGAACAGCGTGCCAGTGCCGGCGGCGAGTGTCAGCGATGTTGCGCCGGACGTGATGTTGCTCGCCAGCGTGGACGCCGCGTTGTTAGCGAAGAGGATGGTGGACATGGTTGCGTTATCCTACGTTGACGACGAAGTCGTACTCGAACGGCAGAACAAGTATTCCGGCGCTCACGGCCTCCGCCAGCAGCTCGCCATCCGGGATCGGCGTGAGCGGCGTGAAAACGGAGGTGTCGCCGTTGATCGCCATCGTGTTGATGGCGGCGGTGTTGAATGGTCCGGTTTCAATTGTGCGGAAGCCGGTGAGCAGCGTGATCGTCCAAGTGCTCCCGGCGATGACGACCGACACCTGCTGCGTGTCCGCAGTGCTGATCGGGACGCCGTCCACACCTTCGAGAAACTGCACGACGCGGCGTTTGAGCCACGGGATCGAGAATACATTGCCGTCGCCCTTGTAGAAGTTCCAGGTGATGACGCGCTTGTAGATGTCGTCGCTGACCGCGGTGATGTTCTGCGGCGGCAGCACCTTCCATCCGTTGATGACGAGCCCGTTGATGGCGTAGGTGTTGAATGGTCCTTCGTCGAGCGTCACCTGCGACGACAGAAACGGCCGCGGGACGCCGTAGAGGTAGGTGCCGACCCAGTCGAGCATCGGCCCGACCTGGACCGTGTAGTTCGCCATCTGGCCTTCGGCGAACCATGTCAGGTAGGTCTGCGCGTAAGCGTTCCAAGCCTGGACGAACGCCTGCAGCGACGCGTCGTCGGCGTACTGCTGATAGAGATACGACGGAATGATCGCCGTGAGCGTCGTCGGCCCGGAAGGCGGGAATGGGTTGACGCTCGACCCCGTGGGGCCGAAGCCTGAACTGAAACCTGAGGAGAAGCCGCCGGGCATCAGGGACAGCTCGACTTTTTATACTGTACGCCGGAAGTGTCGACGCAAATATAGAGGCCACCGCCGCCGGCCGATGTAGGAAGCCCAGGCGTAGTGACGCCACCAGTCTTGTTCAGCGTCATGAGGAGCGTTCCGGCCGACGAGCCGGTCTGCTGATAGAAATTGAACCCCGCCGCCTGCGACGAAGGCTGGAATGTGTTCCAGAAATCCACCTCGCCACCCCCGGCTGTGAAGTTCCAAGACGCGGCCATGGAATTCGTCACAGTCGGATATGACGCACCACCACCAGTCGCGCTAAGATATCCTTGCGTCGTGCCGTAACCGCCACTGCCGGCCAAACCGCAAAAGTGCGTCCCACAGTTCACCAACTCAGTCAGCGTAGCGCCAGACACATCTAGCGCGTTGGTGTGCGTCCCAGCCACGAGGAGGCTCGTTGGCGACGCCGTTTTATCCCACAGGAACGCCGTCCCAAAGGCCGAGCCGGTATCGCCGGATATTGTTTCTCCAACAAGGCATGCTGTATTCGTTCGCGCACATGAGAAGGCAAAATTCCACCAGGGTTGCGTCCCCGAACTGTCCCCGGCACTCGTCACCCAAAATGCGACTTGCGGGGGCTGCGCTCCACCGCCGGTATTCGCGCTGCTAACAGCTTCGGCCGCGTGGCTCACCGCACCCGTCGTGTAGGCGCTGGTTGGAGTTGCCGCCGCAATGCTCTGATTAACGTCTATCTCAACGCAATGGTTGATACCGTTGCCGCCGCCAGATCCGGTCGTGGCCTGAAGACACACAGGGTTGTATGCCCAGATGGCAGTTCGCCCGTTGAGGTTGTCGATGTACATTGTACAGACGACGCTGTCCCCAACGCCGGGTGTGGTCGTCGGATTGGAACCGACCCAATAACGACAGCCCATGTTTTGCCCGGCCGCGTTATTGCTCAGATTCGTCCAAACAAAAACCGGAGTCCCTGGGCCGTTCGCAGTCGTCAAACCTGTCGTATTTATGAAGACGTTTCCGCCCGCTGAATTTTGTATCTGATAGATCGCCTGACTCAGCACATTCAAGATCGATCGCACGCTGGCCGGTGTCACCTGCCCGGTGACATTGTCCGGGATGATCGTTTGAATGTCCGTCGCGACCGTTCCTTGGCTGATCTGCGCCGCGGCCGGAGCCAACAGCGACGCGAGGAACGCCAGAGCTAGTGCAATCTTCTTCATGTTCATCCCTGCACGATGATGAAGGCGTTGCTGACAGCGTTGAAATAGCTCTCGGGGTCTCCGGGAATGATGACGGTCCCGGCGGTCGGCGACATCGAGACGCCGTTGACGGAGAGATTGAATACCAGCCGTGTGACGAACTCCGGCGGGATCGAAGACGCCACCGCCGCGCCGAACGTCGCTGCCATCACGTCAAGGTTGAGCGGCTGACCGACGTAGAGGCTATTGACGTAGCTCACTAGCGCTGGATTGGCGAGGCTCTGAACCGTGGCCGGCGAAATGAAGCTGGTCAGTGTCGTGTTCCACGTCACCGTCCCGGCGACCGCCTGCAGCGGCGGAACCACGTAGGTCAGCTCGTAGGTGTCGGGGAAGTCGGTGATCGCGACCTGCTGGTTGCGCAGGTTCGGCGTCACGACACCGCCAGAGATGTAGGCGCCGTAGCCGGACGTATTAACGCCGATCGAAAACGTAGTCGGCGTGAGCACGGTGATCGTCAGCGGGACGTTGTTCACCGCGGTCATGCCGAGGACGCCCGCGATGTTGATCACCTGTCCATTAGCGTAGCCATGGTTCAGGTTCGTCGTGACGACGCCGGGGTTGGCCTGAGTGATGTTCGTCACCGCGAGGACTGACCCGACCAGCAACGAGATGTCGACGCCGGACCGGTAGATGGCGTTCCCGATCGCATAAGGGTCGCCCCCGCCGCAGATCACCTCCCAACCGCCGTTGGCCTGCCGAACCGTGACCAGCCGGACTTGGACGTTCGGGACGTTGTAGAGCGTGGTCTTCAGGAGCTGCGGCGAGCCCGTAGCGACGGCCTGGCCGGCCTGGATGGTTCGGGCGCGGTAGGAGGTCGAAGTCTCACCGGTGGCCACGCCTGGTGTGCCGGCGAGGGGGTTGGTGACGGTCACGGCCGGCGTAATCGAGGTCACGATCGTCGTCACGGTGCCCGGCGAGACCACCCAGGAGCCGGTCATGATTGCGATGGCCAGCACCGAGGGCGAAGTTCCGCCGGTGCCGATCGTCGTGCCTTCCTGCGTGACGTACTGATAAGTGCCGTCGCTCAGGATGATGCCCTGGTTGATCGCCTGTCCGGCGGCGCCCGAGAACACGACGAGGACCGAGGTGTTGGTCGGCGTGCCCGGCGTGGTGCCGTAGATCGAGCCGAGCTGGAGCAATAGGAAATCGTTGGCGCCGAGCGGGGTGAGCGAGTTGATGGTGTCGACGACTGCTTGATCGCATTGCGCGAGGCCGGCGACCTGCGTGTCTGCAATGTCCTCGATCAGGCTGCCGGGCAGGTCTGCCGTATAACCGGGGTTAATCGCGGACACGTCGGCGATCAGGTTCGCCTGGATCGTCGCGGGCGGCGTCGGCACCGCTCCGGCGCTCGACACTACCACAGGAACGTCATCGACGAGGGTGATTGTCATCGCTTCCTCGACTTATTTACTTCGCCCGCGACAACCTCGGCCAAGGCGCTGAGCGCTTTCTTGTCGCGCGATTCGAGCAAGCCGATCAAGATTGCCTTGAACTGGTCTTTGGTCATGTCGGAATCTGCGTTGTGGCCGGGGCGGTGACGGTGAAGGGATTGATCGGCGTGCCGTTGAGGAGCGTCACGTTGACCTGATAGTTCGGGTAGGCGACGCCCTGTACGGTGTAGGCCGGCTGCTTAGAGATGACGAGCGAGGCGAAATACTGCGCGAACTGCTGCTGCGTCAGCGCGACGAACAGGTCCGGGAAGATCTGCTGCACCACGGACTGCTGCGCCGGAATTCCGTAGTTGGCGTAGAACGGCGACTCATTGCGTCCGAGCTTGAGCACCTGAATGAGCGTGGTGAGCCACACGTAGCTGTTGTCGCCGGTGACGGGATCAGTGATGATCTCCGTCCACGTACCGCCGACGCCGTTGACTTGACCTACGCGGCCCCAGGTGCGCATCATGTCCCCGCGTTCGGTGAACCGGTCGGCGTCGTCGTTCCCGTCGCCGGCTTCGTGTAGTCATGAGTGTGCGTCTGCAGTCCGACCTGGTCCGCGCCGCCGTAGCCGGCGATGACGTCGCCGGACGTCTGGATGTTGCCGGCGTAGGTGCCGCCGCCTGTTCCTTCTATCGTGCCGCTCAGCTCAATGTTGCCGTTGACGATGAGGTTCCCGTTGACGGTCATCGGAACGCCGCCCGGCAGCGTCACAGTTACGCCGGCTGTCTCGTCCACGACGATCTTGACTGTGCTGTCCTTGGTGCGGATGACGACACCAGTGGGTCCGTAGACGACGACCTTGGTCGCGTCGTCGGTCGGCGACCAGTTCGCGCTCGAGATCGGCATCCAGAATAGGTTGGCTAGGTTGCCCTGCTTTTGTTGCAGGCTCGGCATTCCACTTCCGAGCCCGGACGCTGGACCGAGCGACGCGCTGACCGCCACCGCAACGCCGAGATCTCCGACCTGCGTGGGGTAACGAATCCACTCCGGCCCTGCCATCGGCATTTTGCGCGTTGGCAGGTTCTGCTGCGACGTGACGTTGAACTGTGCCGTGACGATCGAGCCGGCGACGGCCGTCACCTGCCCCGGTAGCGACAAGCCGAGTTGCTGCAAGAAACGCTGCACCACCTTCTGCGCGAACTGCGAGAGGTATTGCGCGGTCGGCGTTTTCTGGGCGTTGTCGGTCAGGACGACTGCACCGCGTCGAACACCGTCACCCAGGCATCAGGAGACGGCGAGCGAAAGTGCCCGACGTGCCTCATCTGGATGACGGTGAAGTTGCCCTGAAACACCGATTTGTCGCGCGTTTGTGATTGCGACACCGGCGTCGTCGTAGCGATGACGCCCTTCGGGTCCATCTTAATCTGGCTGCCCCACTTGATGTCCGCGCGCATCGGACATTTGAACTGAATCGTCGCCACGTCGATCCAGGTCGGCTGGCCGATGAGGTCTTGGAACAGCACCGTGGTCGGTGTGCCGGACGATTGCGTGAGGTCGGTCACGTTGATCGTCTTGCCCGATTGCGAAATCTTCACCCCAGCGTATTTGCCGCCGATGATCGGCTGTGTCAATCCGTTGATGTAGTTGCAGAAGCTCTGCATATCGCTTTTGACGTCGTGCTGGTCGCCCTGCGGGTTGACGAGGTTCGACGACACGTTGACGTTGATGGTGTAACCGGGGAATGCGGTGTTGAGGCACTGCTTGATGGCATCCGAGAACGGCGTCCCCTGTGGCCAATTGAACGAGATGTTCATCGGCTGCGACGCTTGCGGATTGTTGCCGGGCAGCACAATCAGGTCGAGCGTCATCGCGGTGCCGATCCAGTTGCCGATGCACTGCTGGATGAAGCCGGTGAATAGCACTCCGCTCTGCGACGGATTGGCAAGCGGCAAGCCTTTCTGAAACCCCCCCGACACTGAGATGTTGAAGTTGTTCAGGTTCGCCGACTGCTGAATCTCCTGCAGCGACACGCCCCAGATGCGCACGTAAGCGCCAGCGTCGGACGACGGCGTGTCGAAGTCGGCCACGAAGGCGTCGATCTCCACGTCCAGCGCCGCAGTGTAGGTCTGGTTGTTCGCGAACGACGTATAGCTCGCGCCACCGAGGTTCAGCGACGCGAACGCGCTCGGCACAACAACCTTGCCGCTGTTGGGATCGGTTATAGTGATGGAGTAGAACCTCATTCGCCACCGAGCTGCTGCAAATCGTATTCGCGAACAGCTGATACGAGTTGTTCCAACAAATCTTCGATGGATGTATCGTCGTCATCTTCTAGGATGAAGCCCCAGTGATCCTTCGCCCACTGAATAATTCTCTCTTTGGCGTTCATGGATTCACCTCGAAGTTATTCACCCCATCGCGGAACACCAGCGTTGAGGTCTGAAAATATTGTTCAGCGAGGTTGATGTCGTAGGTGACGACGCCGAGCTGCGTGAACGGGCCGGGGTTCGGCATTACCTCGAACCAGAACGTGCTCGGTCCGGTGATTAGGCACTCGAAGATGCCGCTGTAGGCAGATGGCAGGTTGCCAGTCAGCGACAGGTCGACGATGGTGCCCACAGGGTAGCCATGCGGCGACGAAGTCGTGACGTAAGCGCGTCCGTTCGCCCAGAACAGGTTCTGCAGCGTGATGCCGACTGGCGACGCCACCAGCGCGCGAGAAACGATCAACGTTCCGTCGAGCGCGTAGATGTTCAGGTAGTAAGGCGAAGTCGACCCTTGCCCGCCGCGGAACAGATTCCACGTCACGGTGCAGTTGTAGACCTCGCCATCGAGCGTCGGCTGGAATTGGAACGGCGCCTGAGACGAGGGCTGGAAGGCGTAGGTCGTGGTCATGAATTCGGTATCGACTGCCCGGCGCTAGAGCCGGTGAGGCTGGTCGAAGCGGGCAGCAATCCCGCACCAGAGCCAGCCAGCGGCGTCGCCGTGCTCAGCCCGGAGTAGCTCGGGTTCGCTGAACCAGTCGCCGCGTTCGTGATCTGTTGCATCAACGACGACTGTGACTGCTGGATCTGGTTCGCGGTGAGGAGCGGCTGAAAGAAGTCCCACGCCCATTCATACTGGCTCTGCTTGGTCGCGCCACCGGAAATGTCGCGCAGGCTCAGCAGCAGACAGTTCGTGTAAATGTAGCTCGGCGTCACGACGGTAAAGGTGCCGCCTTGCGAGACGTGCGACGAAATCGCCGCCTGCAGCGCGTACATCGTCAGTGCTTTCGCAGCGTACCCCAACGGCTCCTGCACCGGGATCAACATCGAGAGCGACACCCGCAGCGGCTGTACGATCACCGCGTTGGCGGCGACCTGCTGACTGCCGAGCGGATAGGTGCCGTACTGGTTGTCGATCAGCGTCGCGCCGGAGAGCGGCTGGAAGTTGGCGAAGTAACTGTCGAGATCGACCGGCGACTGGCCAGACAAGATGCCGAGCGTGAAGTCCGCCGCCTGCGTGAACACGATGATCGGCAGCATGTTGAATGGGAAAAACTGCGCCAGCCCGTTGGTCAAGATGATGGGACTCAACTGACATGCGAGTTTGAATGCCGCGAGACCGGCGGGGTAGGAAGAGCCCATGTTACGGCGCCGTTCCGATCTGCGAGGCCGCACGCGGCACCGAAGCGCCGGCCGGCGATTGCACTGTCACTGTGACCTCCTGCGAAGACTGGTTCTTGATTTGCGGCACCGAGGCGTTCCAGTAGTTATTGAAATTCTCGCCCATGTTGTTAGCGCCCGCGCCGATGCGCGGGTTGGTATCTGGCTTGGCGACGTTGCCGAATACGCTGGGACGAGGACGCGGCAGCGGGACAGTCGTATTGGCGTCGTCGACTTCTGTTCCACCGATGTAGTCCCAGAAGCCTCCGCCGCCAGGTTTCTGTAAGCTCTCCTTAAGACTCATCTTGTGTTTGCCGACAGGGGCAGCCGGGGACGTTTCTGGCGAAACAAAGAAGCCAAGTTTTTCGATCAGCTTGACAAGGATGCCGCCGAGTTCTTCTACCTTGCCGATGAAGAATTCGAGTTTTTGCTTGAACTCGTCGCTGCCGAGATAGTCGGCGAACTCCTTGATCTTCGTTCCTAGCTTAGAAACGTCCTCCGGTTTAATCTCCTTAAAGAACCGAAGAACGATGTCCGACAGCACCTTCGACAATTCCGTGAAACTCGGTATCAGCGGAGCGACGCCCTTGACGAAAGCGTTCTCGATCGACTCGCCTGCATCCTTTAAGGTATTGTCAAAATCCTGATAAGCCTTCTCGAGCTGCGGATCACGAGCGAAGCGCTGCACGCGACCACCAAATTCTTGACCAAGCTGACCAAACTCACCAGGCTGCGCGGCCCGCAGGCGCTTCAGTTCTTCAAGCGAGATGACGTCCGTATAGTGGAACGCCTTGGCGAGCAGGCCCAGCTGACTGACCGGCGTATTCTTGGCGAACTGCTGCAGCGCTGGCAAGATCTGCCGCGCGATGTCGACCGAGTTGCCTCCGGACAAGGCACCTTGTGTTGCGCCGAGCCGGCGAAGAACCCAACTGCGCGTTGGGTCGCTGGTCGACTCGCCGATCCTGTTAAGGAAACCGGAGTCGACGAACCGGCCGTATGTCAGTTCGAATGCGCGCTGCTGGCCGTAGGAGGTGCCGACGCCCTCGGATTCACGCCGACCACGACCTACGTTGGCAGCAAGGTGTTCAAGGCCGAATAGGCTGCCGACGCCTAGCAGACCGCCGATGATCGATGAAATCGACGCCCATCTCAATAGTGAGTCTGTCGCGGACTTGAGCGAACTGGCGACGCTGGCGGTGTGAGCCGCGATCGTGCGCCAGTAAGAAGACGAAGCTGCAGACGATGCCTGAAACGACCGCATCGAATTCTGCGCGCTATTCACCCGTGAGTTGATCTGCTGCCACGCCAATGCGTTCGCTGGCAGCGTCTGGTGATAGCGCTGATACATCGCCGCGAAGCGCTGGAACGCTCCGGTGTTGACGACGACGTCTATGATACTTCTGACGGCCAAGCGCCTAAAACCCTCAGCAGATGTCTGTGTCTGAATTCTTGGGCCGAGCCGAATGGCCAGCCCATCTCACGCGACAGCGCAGGGAACCCCTCGGTCGCTGCCCACTCTAGGAAGGTATGGACGATGGAATCGCCATCGCGCCAGAATTCTCGACCGCGGTCGAGGTCTTCAAGGAAGCCGAGTATTCCGTACAGTTCAAGGATGTGACTTGCGCGCTCCAGATCACAGCCACTCCCTCCAAGATCGCCTTCAGTTCGTGATGGCGATGCATGTGCGAGACGACTGTAAAAAAAGCGACGGCGTTCTCGACCTCCGACTTGTCGTCAGGATCGATCATCCCCTTGTCGATCGCGACCTGCCACGGCAACGGTCCCTCCAGACCGGGCATAATCAAGTTCGTCAGACGTCGCATCTCAGCGACGAGACCGGCCTCCACCCCCGTGGGGCCTTCCCACCGGCTCATGCCTTCCGAGATCTCGCGCAACCGCAACATAGCGACGCGCGGGCCGACCCTGAAATCCAGCCCCTCGGTATAAATGGACGCGAACGTCTTCGCGATCACCATGTGATACCGCTCGAACGTCTCCCGGCGGATCGGGGTCGAATGCACCCACGCCGTCGGGGCGTCGCCATCCTCCCCGTAGATCGGGATGACCAGATTGAGCTTCTTGTCGATTTTCATCTTTTCCCTCTCTACTCACGCAGATCACGAACAGATAACCCTTCTCGACCCAACCGCGAAAAAAGTGCATGATGTCGTCGCGCGACAACTCACAAGTCTTTTGCGACGCGAACTGGTGGAACGACATCGGAGCGCCGCCGGGGGTGCTGAGGCCGATCCACGTCGCGACGATCATCAACCAAGAAGACATCGAATAGGAACCTCCGCCGCAGCCAACGGGCTCAAATCCGCTGGCACTCTACGGTAATGGGGGCACCGGAGCTGTTTGGGCCAAACAGTCGCGGCGGAGGTTGCATCGGTCCGGTCCAAGTTCTGGGGGAACGCCGGTGCCGATGACCGAACTTTTCTAACCTCGTAAGCGGCACGACGAGCGGCGCTCCAGGGTTTATCCTTCAAGGCGGCGCTTTGTTTTCTTCTGGTCTCATCGCTGGGGATTTTGTTTTCTCTCGCTTCGAATGCGGCGCGGCGCTTGGCGCTCCAGGGCTTGCCCTTTTTGGCGTCGCTCATTTTCTTCCTAGTTCCTAACCGGTTCACAGCCTCTTTATGGGCCAACTTGTGTGATTCACTGAAAGCTGTTCCGAGCTTATCCTCACTCAACATTTTTCTGAGAGACGGATCCGCCATTGCAAGCTTGGTAGCTTTTGAAATCTTGGCGCGCACCTCTGGGTCTCTTGACCTATTGCCTTTTCGCATCGCTTCGCGATCGGACTCGCTGCGCTTTTTGCCAATTTTTCTGGCCCGGATTTTCTCTCCCACAGACGCCGGCCGCTTTCTCCCTAAATGAGCGGCCCCGATAGCGGCTCGGTGCTCCACAGACTGTGGTCTGTTAAGCTTCGCTGCTCTCATTTTTAGCCTAGTTGATGGCGCAGGATTTGATGGGCCTTCGCCGCCATCAGTAAAATTAACAAGAGGGCCAGCTTTCCCTTTACCGATCGCAACGATGAAAGCTTTTTCAAACTCAAAAGCCTGCGCCTCTGTCAGCCCGGAACGGACTATTACACAAGGAAGCTCGCCGCCAGCTTTTCTTATTAGCGATCGAAGGCGAGGATTATTCCTGCTCTTAAACTGTCGCCAGCGCTCGCCCTTGCCTTTACCAACATAGCAAGGCGTCCCGTCGTCGTGGCGAAAATAAACGTAGACATAGAAGTCGTTCATCTCTGAGTCCCCTCAGTCATCCAAAAAGTTGGGCGCGGCAGCCGGTGGATGGCCGGTGTTCGGGAGCTACCCTAGCCGCGCTTCCGGCATTATGCGCCAGTTCTTCCGGAAGGCAAAGCGGAACTAGCCTCCCCAAAGGGCGCTGTTACACAAATAATAGCCCTTGATGTTGACCACCCAGCCAGCGTCCTCGCCCGAGAAGTTCAGCTCGCGCACCGACTGAATCGCGCAATTGATGAGCGAATAAGTCGGCAACGTCGTTGCGTCGGGGTAGATGGTGCACTGGCCGATGGTCGCCAACAACTCCATCTGAGCCTTGTAGACTGCGGCGAGGTTCTGCGTCTTGAGCAAATTGATCGTCAGCGAGGTCGTCTGGTAGGGTTCCGGCGAGGTGACCGCGCCGGTCATAGTGTTGATGAACGTCGTCGTCTCGCCTTCGAGCGCAAGGCGGATGCCCTCCTTGCCGAGATAAGGAGCGGTGACGTTCAGTCCAGGGTTGTTGTCCCACACCACACTGGCAATGAGACGGTTTAATGTGCCCTGGTCGATGAGCGGATTGGATGCCACGTCGACCCTCCTTACGGCGCGATGAAGTTGGTGACGACGACATTGAACACGACCTGTCGGAAGCCCCGCGCCGGGACGAAGACGATCGTGAAGCCTTTGTAGATGCCGGCCGCGTAGTCGCTCGGGTTCGCCTGACCATAGGGAACGAACGGCTGCGCATTGATCCAGGTGAGACCGGAATAGGTGCCGGCGTCGTAGGCCGCGATGAAGTCAGCGGCGTTGAGCTGAGTTTGGACCACCTGCCCATTAACAAGGCCGTAGGTCACGCCGTTGCCCATCGTGGTTGCGGCGACCCGCTGCAAAGCATTGATGCCCTGCTGGTTGTAGATCAGCGGGTTGACGTTATTATTCGACCCGTTGATGATCGCGTTGGCGACGTTTAAGTCAATATTGAGCTGCACCCAATCGACCGCGTACCAGTAGAGGAAGTCGTTACCGTCCTTCGTCGTGCCGTAAAGCTCGATGAAGTTGCTGAGACCGCCTTCCTGCGCTGTGCCGACCACGTTGACGTTTGCCGTGGCGAGCGTCGCGAGGATTGCCGAATTGCCCTGCGTGGGGAACGGCGTGACATTTTGGAGGAACGAATACGCATTCGGCGTCGCACGGCTGGCGGAGCTGGGGTTCTGGTTGAGCGTCACCCAGAAGTCCGCCGCGGCGCTGAACTCAGTCGAGGGCAGTCCAGTCGGGGCTTCCACAGTCAACAACACCGACTTCATCGACGACGGGTAGTTGACGTAGTTCGACGTGGTGGTCGTCTGATGGAAGTAGATCTTCGACGTGGTCGAAGTCAAACTGCCGTAGAGCGTGAGCACACCGGTGACGGAATCCCACGTGCGCGGCGGCAGAAATGCGTAGACGACGCCGGGATTGGCAGTGAGCCACGAAGTGAGGTAGGTCGCGCCATCCGTCGGATTGCCAGCGCCGAGTTCAAGCACGTAGACGCTCAGCCCGTTGCCCTGAGACCAGAACGTGGTATTCATCTGGTTCAGTTCGTTGACATCCTCGGGAATGTACGAGCCGGAGGAAGACGACGAGCCGGGGTTCGACGCCAGCGGGTAGGTGAACGTACTCGCGCCGGTGATGGTGCACAGGAACGTCCCGTTGTACCCGGTCGGCGCGGCTCCAGCGATTGTCAGTTCGAGAGTGTCGCTGATGGTGTAGCCATGCGGCGCAGAGGTCGTGACCGTTGCGACGCTGCCCGCCCAGGTGATCGAGGTAATATTCCCCGCGCCTTTGAGGATCGAAGTGAGCGACGAGACCGACGTGAGCAAGGTCAACGTGCCCTGCGCCGTCGTCGTCGCTCCCTGCGAGATGAACGCCCCGGTCCGCTGCAGCGTTGAAGGCGCCGGAGGCTGGACTTGGCTTACATTGACAAGAACAATGGACGTCATTGGTTGCTCCTTATCGGGTGAATCCCCTTCCTATTAAGGAGCGAGTTCTTCCCAAGTGAATGAGCCCCAGAAGCCGGTGGTGCCGCCGGAACCGACGATAGCGATCCAACCGCCGGGAGGAACGATGAACTCATCGTCGAGATTGAAGATGCCACCGAACACCGACGAGGTCGCCGCTGCCCCGAGGAACTTCGAATAAAGCGGCGTGCCGACCAGGGTGCAGGCCGCATCGAGCTTGGCGACCGACGCCGGAGACACAATGGAGCCGGACGACGTTGCGCCACCGATGTAGTTGTTCAGGATGCCGGTGATCGGCGTGGTGTGCGTCACGATGCCGGCCGAGGACCACCCAGTCGCAAGACCGAAGGCGTTGGCCGCGGACGTCGCGCTGACTGCAATTCCAACCTTGCGAACAACGAGGTTAAGCGTGTTCGCGATCGGATTGTTGAGGCAGCAGCCGGTGTAGGTCGTCGCGAGACCGACTGTAAGCGTCGCGGCCGACGCATTGCCGCCGCTGAAAACTGAGCCGGACAGCGACGCGACGCTGCCGAGAGTCGGCGTGCCGTAGACGCCCTGGTACAGATCGCCGTGGCGCTTGGAATACCAGGCGTCTTTCTGCTGACCGAGACGTGCGCCGGCCTGGGCGTTGTTGAAAGTGATGAAGGGCCACCAAAGGTTGCTCTGAGGCATGACTTGTCTCCGTGTTGATACGCGTCTCTACTCGTGCGCAGCGTCAGGCCGCTGCCGCCAGGTCGCCGACGATGAACGTCGGAACCGCTTGCAGAATGTACTTCACCGCGATGTCTCGCGCCCGCGTCTGATAGTACGAGACCTCGAATTCGATCGACTTCTTCTTGGCGAGAATAAGCAGCTCGGCTTGCGTCTCCTTCTCGTCGCGCAGGATCGGCATGTTCATCAGTCCGAGCGCCTGCGGATTGTCGACCATAAACTGCAGCACGAAATCCTGGAAGTCGATCGCGGAATCGTTGTTGAGGCCGTAAAGCGTGACGCGCACGAGGTCGCGTGCCAGTTGCGCGTGATCGAGCGTCGCGTCGAGCACCGGTGCCGCCGAGAAGGCTGTCGTCTGGTTTGGCTCGATGTGCACCACGCCGAACGGCGGCGACAAGTTGTCGAGTAGCTGGCTGGACGACGGGTAGAGCGTGACGGGACACTGCTGGATGCCGTAGAAGATCGAGTAACCGTTCATCGACAGCCAGAACGGCAGCGAATTCGAAACCACCTGGGTCTGCTGCAGCTTGTCGACCGAGTCGATGATCTGACTTTCCATCGACGAGTAGATCGCCTGTCCGACGTAATGCTTCTCGCCGACCGGAGCGAAGTAATTGTCGCGGTGGGAGAACGCGAACCGGATGCCGTCGAACGAGCAGATCCACATCGTGCTCGGGTCGATCGCGTTGAGGAACTGCACCGTTTCCATCGTGTTGAAGTGCACGGTGTTGGACGTGTAAACCTTGTCGGCGTCCTGGTGCTGCGTCGTCGAGTAGTGCACCGTCCCCTTGACACGCGCCGTGACCGGCGGAAGCACAGGACCGTAACCGTCGATCGCGATCGTGTTGAAGCCCATCGCGTTGAACTGCGCGGACGGCGACACGAGGTTCGACCGCAGCCAGAATATGTAGCCGTCCACCGGCAACACGAGGCGCGTGTACCGCGTGAAGACGTATTCCTGCTTGGTCGGTTCTGTCGCGGTGACCATTTTACGGCTGTCTCGGCTTGCGCGGTCCGCGTGGACCGGGGCGACCAGTCGGTCGTGGCTCTACGCCACGTTGTCGCGCTATATACCAAACAGTACTTTCCGGAATTCCGAATTGCTTCGCTACCGACGATCTTTTTTCGTATCGTCGCATTCTTTCCGCAATTTCATCTTTTTGTCTTTCTGTGAGCCTGGGCCCCTGATACCTCTTTTGATGAGACGCCACGAACAACCAATCGCGTGCCGTCTCCATCAGAAACCTCCGATCGTGTCGAGCCCGGACCACTCTTCCGACCACAGCTCGTTGCGGTTCGGTCGCAGTCGCGCCCACTGCAGGATTTCGAGCACCAGGTCGGAGTCTGAATACTGCACCGACTGAACGAATTCGAGTTGGATCGCCCCATCGCCCGTCACCATCGAAACCTGACCGAGCGTGTCGATCCAGGTGATCCAGTCTTGCGACGTGCTTCCAACGGTCTCAATCTGCGTATTCGCATCGCCAATGACGGCCACGTTGCCAAGCAGCTCGACCGGCGCGGACCAATTCGCGGACACGGTTGGTTCAGTCAGTTCCAAGGGCAGCGATGCGTCTTTCGGCGACAATGTCAGCGTGATTTCATCTTGCGTCATTCGATCAACGACGACACTGGACAGAGACTCAGATCGAACGGCGCTGTCGGTGACGAAGACCGGGGATGAAGACTCCGCCGGAACACCAGTCTCCGATCGAACTGAAGGCGTCGTCTCTGCTTGCGAAGTGGCATCGATCGACGGCAGTGCAGCATAAATCTCTGTTGGCGTCTGTCGATCCGCGGCGACGCCAGATGTTATCTCTATCGGAGCACCGGCGTCGGTCGTAACGGTCGGAGACCCGGAAAGAAGTTCGACTGGAAGGCGAGTGTCGGACGCGGCAGAAGGAGTGGCTTCAATGCGAGGCGCCGACTCGGCTCGAACGCTTCCGAAAATTTCGAGGCCGACGCCGGAATCAGCGTCAGAACTGATCGACTCGACGAACTCGACGGAAGGTCGCCAATCCGATCGGACCACATCCTGGTATTCGGTCGGAAGAGTAGTGTCCCTGCGAACGGGTTGAAAAGCCTCCAGGCTGATCGAGGAATCCGAGCGATCGCTTGTTGCCAGCACTTCGAGCAGCGATTGAGCGTCTTTCGAAACGCTGAATAGTACTTCATCAAGCGACACGCCATCACGCACGAATTGGCCGGCGTACTCGGTCGGCGCGGCGGAGTCCACGGTCACCGTGAACAGCCCCGCCTGACCAAGAGCTAACTGGCCGAGTGCGCCGAGACCGAACATGCGTTATTCTGCGGCCTGCAAAATCTTGAATGCCTCGGACAACTGTTCTTCCTCGTCCTCCAGCTCGACCTCAGGCTTGTTCCACAGCCCTTCGAGCGCGATGAGCAGTGACGGCATGACCTTGGTCCGGCCGATGTCGAGATCCAGCCGCTTCTTGGGCATGCGCACGGAGAACGTCTCCTGCAGTCGCTCGACTTCCTGCTTGAGTTCCTCGGCGCGCTCCTCCTCGGGCCGATCGGCCAGCACCTTCATCCGCGCCTCGCGCGCCTTCTGGAACGCCTCAACGTGTGGGCGCAGCGCGTTGAGCATCTGCCAGACAAGGACGAACTGCTCGGCCGGTAGGTCGTAGGGCACGGGCTTGCCGTTCGCCCCCGTGACGGGCGACTGCTCCAGCATGGAGAGCGCGTTGAACCATTCGATGGCTTTGAGCCGAGTAATCCTCAATGTGGCCTCCTATTCGATGACTTCTACGCCGGGGAAATAGCGTAGCGTCATGTCTCTGCCGTTTTCGCCCTTTCTTAAGGGGAAGCGTTTGTAGAAATCGATGCATTGGCAGCACTTGTCCGGCGGCCCGGAATGCTGTCCGAAATTGCACCATGGATGATGTCGTTCAGGAGTGTGGCTCAATGCGGCCTCCCTTCGAGGGCTTCGACGCGGGCCTCGATGCCGTTGAGCCTGTCTATTACCTCTTGCGTCGCGCGCCAAAGCCCGGGAAGCATGCCTCCCTGCCGCAAACCCGTCACGCCAGTCTCATCCGTGACGATGATGTCTCGAACGGCGGCGGGCAGCCGCTCCTTGGCGCCGCCAAATCCGCCGAAGTCGCGCGCGAGAAATCCGATCCTGTGGTCTTGTTCACGCCACTCGTCTGTGTACCAAAACGTCACCGGGTCGATGGCCATGACTGCATCGATCATGGACGGCAACTTCTCAATGTCGCGCTTGATGGTCGGTTCGCTCGGCGTCGACACTGAGAATGACGAGTCCATGATGTGGCCGGTGCCCGTTCCTGCAAAGTTAAAACCGGCACCGCCCGGCGAAGCAACAAACACGCCATAGCCTCCTCCTCCGACGAGGAACTGGATACTGCAGCCAATTTGATGCGCTGAAGTTAGCGATCCCCCAGAACCAAATAGCGTGAGGTTGCCGGCAGTGACGATGGCTTGTGTTAATTTGCATTGATAGTTTGCGGTGCTGGACCCCGGCGTAAATTGCGCGACGGAACATTCCAGCCATTCGCCGATCCCGAGGCCGTTGTCGTAAAAGCTGACCATGCCATTGACCGCGAAAGTGTCTCCGGGAGTTCCTGCGTAGGGGTTATAACCCACGGTCGGGACGGTCGGCGTGGTGGTGATCGGCGCGGTCACCGGCCTGCCGGCCCAGAACGTGAGGGTGCACGCGCCGGGCGTCGTCGGGGCGTTGTTGAGTGTGATGGTGTTGCCGCTCACGCTGACGATGACGGTGCTCGCCGGCAGGACGCCGGGGCTGCCCGATGACACCACGGGCATGCCGGGCACATAAGCATGATTCGTTGGCGCCGCGCTCAAATTGTAGGTCTTAACCCCGTTCACGAGCGTGACGCTCTGCGTGAACGTGCATGCCGACCCGGCCCAACCGCCGACTACATGAATGAGTTGGCTGCCTGTTTGCCCATAGACGCTGGACCCGGCCGCAGCGTTAGTCTTGACGGTGCTAAATGTGCAAGTCTGCGTCGACCCCTGCGGAGTAGGGTCGGTGGTGCCGGCGCTGGTGTTGCCGATGAAGAGCGTCGACTGCAATGCGTCGCCGATCCACACTCCAGACGAATTGTACGGGACCGTCCTGGCGGTGCTGTCCGAGCTGAAGAACCCGTCCGCGAAAAATGTATCCGCGGTGCCAGCCACGCCGGGAGTCGGGAGCGTGCCCGTAGTGCCGGTGCCGTAGCCACCGCCGACCGTCGTCTGCATCAACGTGTTCGGGATGTAGATGCCGCCGCCCTTGTTGATGTAGGCGAGATTGCTCAGCGTCGTCCCGTTCCAATCCTGGAAGATGAAGTCCCACGGACCGGTGGTGCCAGCGCCGGTGTCGATATTGTTGACGATGTTGGCCTCTCCGCCACCGCCAGATTGGTTCCAACCGAACGCTAGACCGCTGGGCTGAATCGGGGTTGTCCCCCCCGAGTTGAAACCGCCAGGACCCGATTCATGCATTCCGGAAACATACAGCCAATTTGTCGGCTGAATGACCAGGTCAGTGGTCGCGACGCAAGTTCCCAACGCGTCGTAACTGGGTGCGCCAGTGTGGCTGTGTCCCCAGGCAGCGCTGTAGTTCCCGAGCGAAAAGACGACCGTCGAGGTGTTCGCGATAGCGAAGAACGCCCCGCCCGTCGCCCCGGAGGCGCTGCCGGTCAGCCCCAGACTGGCAACCGGCGTGGCCGCGTCGCCCATCTTATAGACGCCGACGCTATGAAACCTCATCTCGCTAAGGGTGTCGACGTCTATCCAGCCGCTAACGGTGTTGGCGGCGCTGTACCACGCGATGGAATGACCGTCGCCCGCGCTCCCGGTCGGTATCGAGGCCAGTTGGATGGCCTGATAGTTCGGCGTCGATCCGAGCGCGACCAGCGCGTTGCAGTTGACTCGGAACGCGTTGTAGAAGGCCCCCCCGTCGTTGGATACCTCCACCCCCGTCGTGAGCGGATTGACCGGGTGCCCACCAATGGTGGACGTGCCAGACCCGCTATCGAGGCGAAAAATGGTGTTCATGCCGGCGCTGCTGGCGTTGAATGGATCCGCTTGCACCCCAGCACCCAAGTTAACCATAGAACACTCGCAACCAAACAGGTTGATTGCGGCGTAGGCTCCGAAAGCTCGCTCGACTAACCAATAAGTCGCCCACGCGCCGTTGTACGGCGGCGTCCCCGTGTTCGTGGTGGCGTCGTGATAGGCGTAGAGGTCCATGCCGATGATGTCTTGAACCGGCGAGGTCCCACCGACATAGTCCGACGTGCGCGACGCTGCCCGCAGTGCCGTGTTGCCGAGCGGAGAAACGAACAGCGCGTATGGCCCCCCATAAGCGGTAATCATCGACAGCCAAGACGCCGTGCTGCCCATGACGACGGGGACGACGCTCGCTCCCTGCGTCGAGAGCACGTTGAGACCGCCGACGCCGGGGTCCGTCCCCGTTCCAATACCAACCGCGCCGGACGCGAAGATGCTCATCGCCGTCGCAGTGGTCGTCGTGTTGAGCGCGGTCGTCTGAAAGACGAGCTGCGTGCCCTGTGCTGTATCACTCCAGTTTTGCGCGGCAAGAGCATTAATCAGCACGCGAGCGGCGGATGAGTATCCCGTCGCCCCGTAGCCGAACCCGGTGAATGCGAAGATGTTGTCGCCGCTTTGGACGGCGCTTGGTGAGCCTATGGTCCCGTCCGCGCGGCGCGACGCCCACGCTGTTCGGCCGCCATAGGTATCCGACAGAATGTTCGTGGACGAACCCGCCGCGCCAACGATGTGCGCGACGGTGCCGGACGGCGGCGAGGAGCCGGCCGCAGTGTTGGCGTTCACGGTCAGCAGGCTGTCGGGCGTTTGGAATGTTCCGATGCCGACTTTGCCTGCGCCCGTTATTGTCATCAATTGAGCGAATGAGTTTCCGCGAAATACGAAACTACCAGCGTCATAATTGTCCAAATAAAAGTTGTTGTCGCTGTATTTGAATATTTCAGCTCCGTTAACACCCCCGGAAAGTGAACCGCTGCCATTGAGAAACTGAGGACCGGTACTATTAGTCCACACCAATGCCGATAAAGGATTAGCTGTTGTTCCTACTGCTGATCCATTCAAACTGGCCGTAGTGCTGCCCAATGTAATAATAGTGTCTTCCGCCGCCAGACACCCGATGACGATCGCTTGCGCCGACGCATTGATCGCCGCGTTGGAGTTGGTCGACTTCGTCGGAGTGCGCCCGGTGAGCGAAGGTCCGGAGGAATTGTAAGTCGCGGTGCCGATCTCGCTGGCGCCGTTATCGTTGATGGCGTAGCGCACGGTAGCGCCGTTGGCAACGCCCGCGAGGGCGAACGTCAACCAACCGGTTTGCGCGCCTGCCAGCGAGATGGTGCTCGCCGTGCCGGGCGCACCAGATACGGCTTGCCTTACGAGATCTGCAAAGACTATCGCCATCGTTTCTCCTCCTGACTCCGCTCCCCCGAAGTCAGGTCGTCGATCCAGTGCAGCGCAGGTCGGCCGCGCCTTGGTAAACGGTCGTTCCAGCAGCGAGCGTCAAGCGCAGCCACCCCGCCTGCGCGCCGGAAGCCGCATTGCCGTTGGGCAGCGTACCGGGCGACTGCACCGGAATCGCGCTCGGCTGCACCACGAAACTCAGCGCGCCGCCGCCCTGATTGGTCGGCAGGGTCTGCCGGTTGGTCGAGGTCGCGTTGTCGTTGAGCGCCGTGGTCAGTGCGAGGTCGAGCGAAGCGCCAACAGGCAGCGACCCGGATTCGGATAGCACTTGCATCGCAGCGCCGAGCAATGCGGTCGTAGTGTTGGTATTCGACCAGAAAATCTTCTCGTAGAACACGCGAGTAGAGCCGCCGGGAACGTCAGACTGCGCACCGGTGAAGACGCGAGTGATGCCGGTGACGGGATTCGGCAGGATGTCGAACAGGAAGCCGTAAGCGATGTCGTAGGTCGAAGTGTTGTCGGGAACGGTGCCCCAGTCACGATTGACCGCGACGGTGTCCGCGCCATAGGTGCCAGACGCGTACTGCGCCGAGATCATGCGCAGCTGACCGGCGCCAGTACCGCCAGTGATGCGGATGATGAGGTTGAGGCCGGCGTAAGTCGTCGCTCCGATGGTCGCGCCATCGCCGGACTGCAGCTTGAACAGCGGTGGCGTGGTGCCGGACGTGTTCGAAGAGCCGGCCTGCGCCGTGTGACCGGCAATGAGGCGAGTGTGTCCCATCGCGGCGACATCGCCGACCGCAGACGTGCCGCCGGGGTTGGTCAAGGAGCCGATCGCACCGCCGGAGATGACTCCCGCGAGGAGACGCTGGAACGACTGCCCGCCAAAGGTGCTGGTGATGACGGTGGTGCCGGTGAGCGTCACAGCAGCAGGCGTCTGCACCGTGCCAGTCGAGTCGCGTCCGGATACCTGGATCTTGGTCGCGGTGTCCGACGCGGACGATGATACCACGTCGAGCGCCATTGCGGACGGAAGATCGTAGAACGCGACGCGGTTGGCGAAGTTGATCGCGCCACCGACAGTCGAGCCGTCGACCTCCGGCATGTCGGCCGATCCGTAAATGATCACTTGGTTTGGCGTGACGGACATCTTTTGTCTCCTCTAGTCGACCCAGGACTTGAACGAAGCTTGATAAAGCCCCGTGTCGATGAACGAAGGGCGCGGACCGCGGCCCTTCTTCTGTTTCTGTTTGAACCGCTTGCTGGTGCCAGCGAGCGAGGCTTGCGTCGGGACGCCCGGTACTCCTAGGCTGTCCATCTCCTTGCTACTGAGAAACTTCTTGAATCTATTGTCTATCGCGCTGGTCGCAGCGGCGAACGGATCGGACGGAGGCGGTCCACCTAGTAGCACATTCTCGAGCGCGCCTTCGAGCGAATTTTCCAGGTCGTTAGCGATGTCTTGCTCGTGCTTCTTCACGAAGTGGCCCATCACTTCGTACTTCGCCTCGAGAATCTCGGCGACATCTCCAGTCGACTCGCGGCCGGTCTGGTAGGGCTGATCGATGACGCCTAAGTGGAGGACGGGCATCAGAGCGTATTCGGCGTGTTGTTAAGGAAGCGGCGCATCGCTGGGAGTCCACCACCAACGACATTAACAAAGCCGCCAGTAATGGTGATCGAGCCCTGCCCTGTTGCCGCGGTGTAGTTGATCGTAGTGCCGCCCGTTCCCGAAGTCGTGGTCACCAAGCCGTTCAAACTGGCAAGGTTTGTTCCGGTGCCCAAGAGGCCCGTCACGAAAACCTGAGTCCCAACCGAGGGAGCTAGCCCGGACGGCACCGTGAGCACCACTGCGCCCGTGGTGCTGTTGTAGGTGCCAGACGTGATGGCACCTCCAGCCACGTATCCGGTCGCTGGGTTGACCCAAGGCCACGTTGTCGTGGTGTAGCTCGATCCGGAGAAGAAGCTCGGGATGGTCGCGCCCGCACCGCCGGGCAGATAGTACGAGTTCGGGACGCTCGGATACGGAGGCGACAGGTTACCGCCATATTCGTTCGACCCGCCGATGCCATGCCACTGCTGGCTCTGCGAATTCCAGTCCCAGTTCCCACTCCGTAACTGCGTCGTGTACGTGTTCCCGACCCACTGGAATCCGCTGGGGTCTTGCTGTGCTCCAATGTTCCAAAGGATGACGTTTGGACAGTTGGAAATAAGCGAATCCAACTCCTCGTAAACCCATGTTGTTTGTGTGCAGGAAAAGCCGCTGATCGACGCACTCAACAAAGTCTCGCCATTGAATCCGAGCACATTGCCGGTGAAATTGTGATTATATGAGTTGGCCTGAATATCGGCCATACGACGGCCCAAGAGATCGGCGTAAGGATAAGCGGGCGAACCGGACGCAGTGTAGGCCCGTAGGTTCGTGCAAGGTGTGATGTTCGGGCACATCCCGGTAGGAGACGCGCTGCGGATACCGGAAAGCCAGTTGCGGTGAACAGTGTTCTCGTATGAATTTCCCCAGAACGCGTCGCCTTCGAAATTCTGAGAGTAGTTTCCCTCCATAAGGGCCAGCAGCGTCGTCGTATTGTGCGCTGCGTTGACGCCGGCCTCCGGGCTCTCGGGGTACGTTCCACCGAAGGCATCGTCCATGTAGTTGTAGCCGATGACGTTGCCACCGCCACCATTGCGGACGACCACTTCCTTGTTGCCCTGCCACATGATGTCATTCTCGAACAAGCTGTCGCTTGTCCAAGTGTTCATGCCGCTGAGATAACCGCCGCCCCCCGGATTCGGGCTAGGCGTCTCGTGCATGAAGCTGTCGCGTACCTCGCACCGATAGCACCCATAGAGGCCGATGCCGGTGCCGATCGACCAGTAGCTTTCGACGTGCTTGACCCAGCAGCTCGCACAATAGCCGATCGGCATATTGCCCTCGCCGTCGCCCCCTTCGCCACCGAACAGCAACAATTCCTCCACGGCAAGCGCGGTGCTGATGGGGTAATTGCTGGCGTCGAACGTCGACAGTTGCGCGCCAAGTGCGACCTGGAAAGTGTAATAGAACGGCGTCTCAAATGTGATCGTACTGCCGCTGATATTGGTAATTTTCATCAACTGACTGACGGAGCGATCCTGCCGGGAGAAGAACCTGCGCGAGCCACCGCCAGCCGTCAGCGTGACGCCAGTCCGCGTCGGGTTGGATTGCCCCATCGTAAAGTTCGGAAACGTGCCACCTGTGATGAACCCGTAAGAGGTCGAGAACGTGCTGTCGAAGATCGGGTAGCCTACTTGCGGGATGACGCCGCCAAGATTGATGTTGACGTTGCTACCGCTGTTTGACTGGCTCATCGTAAAGGGGCCGGGATAGGTTCCCGCAGTAATGTAGCCGTAATAGTTGTTCGACGTATCGAATACGGTCACGCCGACGACTTGCACACCGCCGATGTTCAGTTGCGATACGTAGCCTGTGGCTGGCGCTGAATTGATCGTCATACTTGTGCCGGAAAACGACACGTTGGCCGAGCCGTCGACGCCGGTGGGGCCGTTCTGCGCTGAGGTGAATGTCAACGAAGTGCCACTCAGCGACCCGGTAAAATACCCCGAAAGATCGTTCCGATTGCCATAGAAGACGTTCGGGTCACTGTCTGCTACATGATCGATAAGGACCACCTGCCCGATGCTCAAACCGGAGGTGCTGGTAACGGTAACGGTAGTATTTCCCTTCGTCCCATCGGCAGTCAGGTTGGTCGATGTGCCGTTCCCTCCGGAATACCCCGGCGTAACTGCGGTCCAGTTCGGTACGCGCCCAACGTGAAGAATGCCGTAGTTGTGGTTTGTGTTCCGGTCGGACTTGATAATCGCGGTTCCCGAGACATAGTTAAGCGAACTCGCGCTATCATTGGATAAGTTTCCGCCGGTCGCCATTGCCGCAGGGAGCCCAGAACCGCGCAGCGATACATATGAGCACCCGAGCGGAATGTCGATCCCGTTCCCGCTGACTTTGAACTCTCCGGCATTCAGCTTGATGACTTGAGCGTTGAGTTCCGAGGTCGCCGACGTGCAACACGTCGAATAGGCGCTGTTGATCTGCGTTGTGTCGTCCGTCCCATTCGCCGTCAGCGTCGTGCAGATAGTGTTTCGAGTCGGTATGCCGCCGTTATAAGTAACCCCAGGTTGCCAATTTCCAGAAGCCGTGCCGAGAAGACGACTTGCCGGAATGATCGGATTCGTCGTTGTCGTGTCGAATATGTTGAAGCTCTGCGGCCACGCAGGCTCAACGATCAACAGCAGAGCAATGAGTGTACGGAGTGCTCTCACAAGCCACCATTGTAACCGCTTGAGCCATTCATGTTGTTGAACAGCGACGTTCGGTTGCCTGAAGTCAGCGCCGTTCCGTAAAACCATCCTTCGCACATCGTGGCGATGAGGGAGGTATAACCGAACTCAACGCTCGCCGCTGAAAACCCGTTGGTTGAAGTGCTAACAGAAGTATCGGTTCCATCGACGTTGATGATCGACGATGTGCTGCTAGCAAGGAATTGAAGCCCGTGGAAAACGCTGTCTGACACGGTTACGCTGGCGCTGTTGCTTCCGGCCCAAAGCTTAACGCTATTCGTCGCGTTCGCGTAAAATGGCGTAACGTTTCCGCCACTATCGCCAATAATATTCGCATTGGTGGTAAAGTTTCCGGTTCTTTTCGACGCAGCGCCAAAGCTTATTGGCTGCGCAAGCGTCAATGACACACCACTGACAAGTGCTTGAGAACCGGCGAAAGTAACGCACGGAAGGCTGTTTAGCGCGTTAAGTGTCAATGTCGGCATCGTCGCGAGAGTAGCCTGCGACACAGGGCATGGCGCCGCGCCCGAAGTGCAAGAATTAGCTCCACTCTGGTCATACATTTGGGTAACCGAGCATCCTGCCGCGTGCGTGACGGTACAGAATGTTGTGACGCTCAGTGTTCCTCCAGTACAAAGCAAAGAAGTTAGGTCAGCAAAACCATTCGTTGCTGCCTTCATGGTACAAGAAAAGCCTCCTGTCGAAGTATCAACGATATCGCATAAATTTCCCGTAGCAGCGGCATAGGCGGCATTGTACGCCCGCGCACAGGAGTAGAATGCTTTTGCTCCGCTGATGGCGTCACCAGGGCCGCTGTAGCCCCCGCCTCCGCTGCTCGGAGCATACGCCGCCGGCCCACCGAATACGCCCGGCGGGAAGCTTTGGTACTGCGCTATCGCCGGGACGAGCGAATACGCCAGTGCAAGGACAGCGAACCATGCCCGCAACATTAACTGAACTTCCCATAGCAGACCACGGACACGTTCGGTCCCGTGGTTACCTTCCATGCGCCGTTCACGCTCACTGCGCCCACTGGGATCGGAATCGGCGCGAGGTTCGATAGGCTCGTTGATCCGCCCGCGAACAAGATGGCTGAATTTGCTGCCGTGTTCGTGCTGTCGAAGACCGTCACCACTCCGGGCGATGTTGATGCCGGGTAGATTACGCAATGGGAGAGATAATCCCCCGCGGCTCCGGTCGAGGATTGCAACACTGTCGCGGTCTGGCTCGCCGCCACGGCCTCGTAGAAGCTGCCTCCGTTGACGACTGCGAGACCGCCCTTCGCGCTGCCGCCAACGACGAGCCCGCCATCCGATCCGGTGGAACGCATCCGATCCCAAGTCGATCCGTTGTAGACGTAGCCGAAGTTCACCACGGGAGCGCCGGCAGAGGACGAGGTCGCCTGTGCATCAGCGGCGCTGGTCACATAGGTCGCGGCATTGTCGACGGTCGTATGCAGCGATGCCGTCGACGTGCAGGACAGCACCGACGACTTGCCCGAGGTGACGGTGATTCCTCCGCTCACGTAGGTGCAGGCGGCGGGTGTCTCGCTCGTGGTTCCGATGGTGAAAGTCGCGCCATCTGCGAGCGCCGTTCCGCCAGAACCAGCTCCGGCCTTGATGTTGACCAGCAGGTTGCCGTTGGCATCCATCTGGAGCGGCGAGACGTTGCCGCTAGTGATGGTCGTCGGCGAGGTATTGAACTGGCCGAGCACGAGGGCGCCATTCGTCGGCGTGGCCGAGTTCTGCGTGCTGACCTGAAGACCCCAATTTCCGATAGTGTTCGGATCGACCTTGCCGATCGCCGTGGTGGCGCTCGCCTGGAGTGTCGCATTGACCGCGAAGGCCGTGTTGTCTGACGCGATGTTGACGCGCTGCGAGCCGGCACCAGAGACGCCGTTTCCTGTCGCAACCGTCGTCGCGCCGATCTGCGCCAGTGAGACGCCGTTCGTGGTGCCGACCGTGGTCTGGTCGATACCAACCTTGCCCATGAGGTTGGTGCCAGCCGGAAGCGCCGCATTCACTTGGACGCCGTTCGTCGTGCCGGGCGTCGTCTGGTCGATGCCGACCTTGCCGATGATGTTTGTGCCGGCGGCGAGTCCCCACGTCGCGCCTGTTCCCGGAGACACAAAGATCGGATTGCCCGCCGCGAGAACAGCGTTGCCCTGCAAGATATTCGTGTAGAGACCATTGGTCGCGCCGATGGCCGCGCTGCCAACCGAGATGTTTGTGAACAGCGGATTGGTCGCGCTGAGTGCGGCACCCGCCTGCGACAACTGCGCGGGAAGCGGGTTGTTCGCTGCTAGGACCGACCCGCCTTGCGTCGGAACGACACCGCTGCCATTGGCGAGCGAAGGCGTCGTGTTGAGCGAGACGACGCCGGGTGTTGTTGAATTGAAAAGCTGGGCGCCGGCCGTATTGATCGGCACTGTAGCGGTGCAGTCTGTGTTCGCCGCTGCACACAGTCCCGTACCAGCCGGTGTCGTCGTCGAATTGAATGAAACGAACGCGCTCGGTCCAGCGCCCGGCGTGTAGAGCCAATTGGCGTAGGTTGGCAGCGCGCTGGCGTCGAGCGCGAGACCGCAAACCAGGACGCGTAGAAGGTTGCGCCACTTCATCGGGAATTACTCCTTAGGCTGATCCGGCGGCGGCGCCGCGGCGTTGGCCTTCGCGTCAGCGTCAGCCTTTTCTTTCGCTTCCTTCGCGATCTTGTCGCGAACGGCCTTCTCGAGCGCATCGGTCTGATTCTTCACGAGACCCTGGTACTGGCGCGTGAGTTGCCCACCGATATCGTCCATGAGCGGCGCGACTTCCTCGTGCGGGCGCTTGCCGAGCACCTGGCGGATGTATTCCCACTGCGTGCTCTTGAGCTGGACGCCGACGACGGGGTCCTGTTGCTGAGCGAAAGCAACTCCCGCAAAGCTGACTCCGAGCGCAGTCAACCCAAAAGCAACGAAAGATACACGCATCAGAACGCTCCTATGTACTGGCTGTTGCACGCTTGCGAAAAGTCCATCTCATTCGAACACGTCGGAGGCGGTCCCCCACCGCCTGAGCGCGATCTGCTTGGCGACATCGGTCCTTGTCCAGGAACCATCGCTGCGCCGAACTCGGTCGCATTGAACGGGACCATCGGCGACGGCGCAGACGACGCGAGCGCCATCAACGAGAGCAACACGGCGAAGGCGGCGATCGCGCGCGTCATTGGTAGAACGATGCGTTGAGAGCGGCGGTAGCTGCCTGCTGAATGAACTGAAGATTGGAGATGCTGCCGCCAGGAAGCGTCGTGCTCGCCTGCAGCGTCGCATTGTATCCGATGCAGTTCGGACCATTGGTGGAACTGGCGGGGATCGGTTGGCCGCCACTCGCTGATGCAGTCGGCGCCACGCCGTCGTCACGCCAGTTGACGTTCTGCGTCGAAGCACACAGCAGAACGTATTTAGCGAATGGCGGAATGCCAGCAGCGGTCATCGACTCCGAACTGACGGTCGAGGTCGTCGAGAGCAGGTAGACGCCCGCCGCGTTTGCGCCTCCGCCGGAGACTGTCCGCAGCACATAAGTGCCAGATGGCACGCCAGTGCCGACGATTGGTTGCCCCGGCAAGACGCTACCGGTGACGGAGCTGGTTGTAAGCTGATTGCCTGCAATGACACCGGTGAACGATGCGAACACGCAGTTGGTTGAGGTGATTCCGACAGCTGACGCCACCGAGCCGAGATTGCAGAAGCCGAGTGAGGTCTGGAACGGCGCTTGAGCAGCCGCAGGCAGCGACCACAGCAACAGGAGCAGCAGAAGTTTCTTCATGTGAGACCCCACAGCGTCCCGTAGGACTGTGCAATGGCGAGATATTGACGCCCATAGGGCGTCTTGAGGTTCTGAAGGTTGCCAAGCGTAAACGTCTTGGCCGCCTCGATGACCTCGATGGAAGTCGAAGTACTCACGTCAGAGATCGACGCGACGACGCCGAAGTGCGCGTTGCCGATGCCCCAGCGGTATCGTAACCTCTCGAAGAACGCCAGTTGCGTTCCGTCCGGCAACTGTGCGGTCGGCGCTCCCGGCGGGTCGACGGCCCAGTTAATCACGAGGTCCGCGGCGAGATTGTAGACGGCGAGATCATATTGCGATCGAGTGTAGGGCGAATTCTGCTGGTTCGGGATGCACACCGTCGCCAGCAGAGGATTGACGATCCCCAGCGCGACGTTGAAGGCGAAGTTCACCACTGGCGCGTTGGGATCGAGATTGTTCGTGTCGATGGCGACGACATTCGCCAAGAACCACTGAAAGCCGGCAAGGTTAGGCGTCTGAGCCACTTAGCGCGGCGCCTCGATCGAGGTGAAGGCCATCGTCTCGATGTAGCGCCCGCCTTCGTTATGAAAGAAGCGGCTCCCCCACAGGATGACACCCGGCAAGTAAGCTGGAATAGTGACAGTCGTCACGTATTCTCCTGCGCGAGTGAACAGCTGCACGTCGTCGTTGCCCGGCGGGACGCCTGCGCAGTTAGCCATCTCGCCGCCCCCTGCGCTGCGACCGGGTCATTTCCTTGACCGGCGTCGGATCTTCCGACCGCGTCACCCGCAGCCGCTCCTCGACCGGCTCGTGCTCGGGACCGCTGCCCGTCTTTTCTTCCTTGACCTCGATCTCGAGCTTCTTGAGTTGGTCGGCCATGTTGTTTTCGACCTGCTGGTTGACGGCGATGGCCGCCTCCAGCCTGGTCTTGCGCCCGCGCTCGTCCATCAACTTCTTGTTGTTCTGCATGACATAAAGCAGCTTGGAGATCGGCACCGGCTTGTCGATCGAGTAGCACAGACCTGCGAACGCCTTGTTACGGTCCACCTCGTGGACCGAAATGAGACCATACTTGCGGTGCTGACCGACGATCGAGTCGATCTGAATCTGGTTCAGGTCGCCGGTGATCGGGATTTGCGACCCGATCTCGATCTGCTGCACCCGCATTCCGCCGGACATTGCGCCCGACTCTTCCGGCGTGCGGTACATGAAGGTCTGCACCTGTTGAGTGCAGTTGGCGATGTAGAGACGCATGACACTCTCCCTCTCGTTAAAAGTCCCGCGGGTCGTCCTCATACCGACAATCTCTCGGCGTTGGCGCCAGAGACCAGGACATCTTCCGCATCAACGGCTCTGCTGGCCTAGCAGAGTTCTACTGCCGCGGGATTAGTGTTACTGATACTGCATCGAGATCAGCGTAATCGCTTCCGGACGGATGCCCCACCCGGAAGTGATGCGCCATTCCTGCAGTACGTCGATCGCGCCGCCCGCGAGTGGCGTCGGAATCTCACGCGGCGCCGCCATGTCGCAATACATGAGGGTGCATGCGTCGATGCCCGGAGCGAGCTTGGCGAACTCGTTGGTGTTGATCTTGTCGCCCGCCGGCTTGGTGACTTCCGGCATGGTGATGACCACGAGATCGTTGCCGCCCGCGCCCTGACCGATCAGGGTGTCGTCGTAGCACCACAGAATCTCGTCGCCGTTCATCGCGAGAACATCCTTGACGAGACCCGCGGTGGACGACGTACCGGCGCCGCCGCGCTGGTACTGCACCAGCTGGACGACGTTGTACTCGAAGGTTCCGAGCACGCGCTGCGGCCCGAGGATCGTGAACTTCTTCCCGATGCCGAGCTGGTTGGTGCGCGTCTTGATCTGCTGGATCTGCTGAACCAGGAACAGACCCATCTGACCGTTGTCGTAGGTGACGACGGTGGTGTCGCCGTTGGAATCCGGCGGCAGATTGACCGAAGTCGCGCCATTCGCGTTGACGAGACCTTCGCCGTTCGACGGGTTCAGCCCGTAGAGCAATGCAGTGCGTGCGAACTGGAAGTGGCCCTGCCGCATCCCGAGGCGCTGAGCCTCCTGGATGCTGACGCCCCAGCGACCCATCGCCGCGGTGTCGTGATGATCATACTCGCCGCGCACCCGGATCAGGTACGAAGGAGTCGAAATCATCGACAGCGTGGTCGAGACGGAGGGCAGCTGATTGTACGCCGACTGACCAGCCGCGACCCGCGAGCGCAGGTCGATCCGCTTCATGTAGACGTACAAGTCGCCGTCAGAGAGCTTCATCTGCGGCTGGCCGTCGTAAAGCGTCTCGAATGCGCCGGACGCCTGCACGTACGGCAGGATGATGCCCGGCTCGATGAAGCTCGGGCTGACGATTTGGAATGACGGGGCGATATTCGCCATAACGCTTTCTCCTTCCTATGGCGCCTCAGATGAGGATGATCGCCGTGTTGCCTGCGTACTGCCAGGTGCAGTTGCCGGTGACGGGGTTGTAGACGACCGTCATCGAGTTGCCGAGCTGGACGTCGAGGATCTTGACGTTCAGCAGGCCGGTGCCGTAATTGAGGACCTGGGTGCCCGCGAACGTTCCCCACAGAGTCGAGGTGCCCGGCAGGAGGTAGGTGAAGTGCGACGCGTCGGTCCAGGTGTTGATCGTATGCTCGGTGTTGATCAACGAGACGCTGCCAGTGCCGGTGTTGGTGGTGCCGGAGACGTTGATCACGTCGCCGATGCCTGTGGTCGGCGAAGGCGTCGCCATCACGACCGCGACCTGACCGCCGTTGGTCGAAGACCATGTCTGCGACGTGATCGAGTACGTCGCAGTGGAAGCGTCATACTGCTGCAACAGCTGGTCGTTGAAGTCCCAAGACGACTGCTGCGTGATCGTCCCGCCGAGCAGGCCGGCGGCGTAGGTCGGGTCGATGCGAACTGCGATGCGCGCGCCGGAGCCGAGCCGGTAGAAGTTGACCGTCATGCCGGGAGCCGAAGTCGGAACCGGGCTCTGCGGCGAGTTGATCATCGCGTGGTCCTGGTCGAACACGCTGAAGCCCGTGAGGGTGCCGGCGTTGTTCAGCGACAAGGTGGTCGCGCGAGTGACGTAACCGCCGAGGTTCGGAACCGGGAACGGCTTGGTCGCCGAGATCGGGGTGACAGCCTCCGCGATGCCGACGCCACCCCACATCGGGAGCGTCTCGTTGGGACCGAGAATGCCACCGGCCAGCGCGAAGCGCACCGCCGGATCATTGAGCGCGGTGCCCTGAATATACCCCGCAGTGGAGGTGATGAAAGTGCCCGCCGCATTCGAAGTCGGCAGCGGATTGGTGATGGGGAAGACCATGGTGTGAAGTTCCTTGAAGTTAGAGTGGGCGCCGAGCGACCCGGTAACGATCCGGGCATGCGACTGTCCATATCATCAGAGTCGCGCGCTTATTGGAGTGGGTTCACCTGTCCCCCATCGCTCGGCATAAAGGTTAGTTCTGCGACCGCGTCTCGAAGAACGCGACCCGACGCGTCGGAGGAGCGAACTGCTGCATCCAGGCACGCGGCTGGCCGACCCACGAAATGTGCGTGCGACCGGTCTCGTCCGACTTGCGGATCATGCGGAGGTGTCCCTCCGCGACCGAAGCCGGCGACGTGTTGGCCGCGATCGAATCGGCGTAGATCTGCTTCTCTGCGATCTCGAGCGCTGCGCTGTCGGCCTTGGCGAGCTTGCCGAGGTCCACGTCTTTCCACGCGCCGGACTTCGCCTGGTGCTTCTTGAGCAACCGAATGCGATAGGAGACGACCGATTCCCCGTCCATCGGACGCGGAGCGGAATCGCCCATCATCATGTAGGCGCTGTCGGCGCGCGACTGCGCGTCGGCGAGGGCCGCTTCGTCGGCGTCGGAGCGCGGCGCAACGAGACGCTCGATGCTGTCGAGACGACGGGCGAGCGAGTCAGCGCGAGAGTCCGCCTTCCGGCTGTCCTTCTTCTTGCTGTCGTCATCGTCATCGTCGTCATCGTCATCGTCATCGTCGCCGCGCTTCTTGTCGGCGGCGATCTTCTCGTCGTGCTCGTCGGCCTTCTTGGAGTCCTTGCGCTTGTCCTTTTTGAACTGCTCCGGCATCTCTCCGTCCTTGCGCTTGGAATCTTTCTTGGCCTTGTCTGCGGCGAGTTCCTTCGCTTTCTCATCGTCCTCGTCATCGTCGTCGTCGGCCTTCTTGGCCGAGTCGCCGCGCTTCTTTTCCATCTCCTCGATGGAATCCATGCGCGAGGACAACGAGTCAAGACACGACAACACGCGGTCGAGCTTGGTGCCCGCATCCGCGTCGGCCTTGGAAGTGGAGTCGGTGGCCTTTTCGCCTTCCTTCTTCTCCTCAGTCAAAGCCTTTTTCTCTTCGGTCTCTGGCATTTTACATCTCCTAGGTTTGTCCCGCGAATAACCCTCCTTTGCGCCAACTCCAGCGGGGGAGATGTTGGCCTGGAACTGCGATTCAACTCAAACGCGGCACGCCTGCTTTCTGACCAAGGGATGCCCTTCCTGCCGGGCTTTCCTTTCATCGCTTTGCTAAGATTTGCTCTATGCTCAGCCGAAAAAGGACCCTTTCTCAAAGGCGGCCGATTACCATTTTTGATGCTTTTCTCTCGCTTCTTTCGTCGAGTTTCTTCCGAATCTTTAGCGCCCAGACGGGATGGTGGGCGGCTGCCATTCGCCAGCGCGCGATCGCGCATTCTTTGGCGAGTTTCCTCTGAAACCCTCGATCCGATTCCTTCTCCCCCATCGGACAAATTTGTCAAGCGTCCTGTTCCGAGATCGATGCGGCCGTATTGGCTGATCAAAGATTTTTCCACCGCGAAAGCTTCTTCCGAGGATAAATTTGCCGCCAAAATCTGCTTTGGAACAAAGCCTAGTTCGTTAAGGCGTTTTTTGATCGCCGCCGCTTTCCTGCGATTCTTTGATGCGCCTTTTACGGCTTCGCTTTCATGAAATTTCATCCGGTCGCGTTTTCCCTTCCCAACGTAAAAAGGGTCGGTGCATCCTTCATCTCGGTGCAGCGCGTAAACGTAAAACTCACCCACGGGATGCGTTTCTCTTGCTAAAACTATCCAAGCGATCCACCAAAGCCAAGGTTCGCTTTTCAATTTCATCCAGCTTGCCTGGATCCAGTCTCGGGGATGGAATCGAATCCGCTCTCGCCAATTCCGCGTCAACCTTCACTTCAACCGATTCAACGCCTTCTGGTGGACCCCCCTTATCCCACACCCCCACTTCGCAGATGGCGATGTGGTCCAGGAGACTTGGTTTGCCCTCGATCAAGAGGGTCGATCCGTCTTCGAGTTCAACCTTCTGGTTGACCTCGGGGTAGCGAAATACGACAGACGGAGACGTCGACATCTTGCGATCGGAAAGAACCCGTATCGCGTCTACGTCGTAGACCTTCGCAATCGCCCACACCTCGTCGGCCGCGTGGTGCGTGTCGTTACCGAGGTAGGGCAGGAACACCGTCCCGACGATACGGTCGTTAAACTCCTTCGAGTTCAGCACCGCACCCTTGGGGTGCTCCATAATCACGGGCAGTCCGTTGCATCTCGCTAGAAACTCAGGCGTGAGGTAGTTCTCAGGCCGACGAAACACGAACTCGTCCAACGCTTTGCGATACGCCGTGTCGGTCCCGGTGATCCGGATGTCGAACAGCGTCATGTTCTCGTACTGTTGTGGCGACGTGAGACGACCCTCCGCCATCGCCCGCGCCACGCCAAGTTCGTCCATGTCGAACCGGGCGAGCGCGATCTCGCCCCCCGGATGCAGCGGAGTAGGGGGCGAATCGATCGGCGCCCAGGCCCAGGCGACGTGCTCCTTGTCGGCGCCGAACAGGCTCTCGTCCGGCATGAACGGACGCTCGACTTCCATGACGAACGTGGTGAAGTCGACCAAGCTGTCTGGTGGAGCGGCGGTGGGATCGAAGGCGGCAGCCGGGGCGGCGTCCACCGGGAGGTTTGCCGCGCTCGCCCCGGCCTCCGCCGCGGCCACGAGAGGGACCCCCGCCGCAGCAGCCAAAGTAGATTGATTCGAGATCGACCGCGTATGGAGCCGCAGCTTGAGGTTCGGGTGCTTGCCGATCTCCTCACGCGCCTCGCGCCGCGCCGTCATTTCCGGTGTCTCGTCGTCCTCGGCGCATCCACCAGGAAAACACCACTCGTTCGCATGGTCGCCCTGCCCGCTGCGCTTGAGGAACAGCGCGCGGCGTCCAGGCGCCAGGAACAGTATGCCGGCGGCGTTGATCACGCGCCGTCACTCCGCGGAACGAAGAAGTTCTTGTCGTCGATGGTCAATCGCGCACCATCCTTGCCGATCTCAACATGCACCGCGTGATCGAAATCCGGAAACGGCGGCAACGACGTTCCGTCAGACACAGTCAGGAACGGATCGCACGCCTCGTCGACCACAGTGCCAATGGTGACGTAATCGCCGCCGTGCGCGTGGAACATGAAGGCACACATCCCGGCGATGATCGGAGTCCAGATCACCGCACCATCTCCCGCTTTCCGTGGATCTCGATGCCCGCGCGTTCAGCCCCGGTGTCGGAATCCGCGATATTGCACATCTGCCCGTCGTTGCGGTCCATGTAGCATCCCACGCGGGTCATCAGACGCTCGGCGTCAGCAACAGCCTTGTCGAGCTTGGTGCCGTAGTCTGCGGGAATGGGCGTCTGGTCCTCGGGGGTGCCTGGTTCGGCGGCGTCGGAGCGATCCACTCCCGTCAACGTCCCTTTGTTCTTCATCGCGTAGAACACGCGCTCACCGCTTTCGGGGCCATACTCCTTCTTGAGTTTGGCCATGACCTCTGAACCCTTGGCGGTGAGCGGCATCCCTATTCCCCTTTGACGTGCCAGAGACCGCGGTCCCAGGAGATTTCGCCCCAGTCGTAGGTTTCCCAGCGACCGTCGTCGAACTTGACGCGAACTTGATTGCCGGACTCGTGACGAACGACCACGTCAATGACGCCGAATTGAGTGCCATCCGTGACGTCGGCACCCAGCAATGGTTCGCGCTCGATGGTCGCGTTCATCTGTGCAACGGAGGCGATAGCGACGGCAACGGGCCGACACACCCGATCAGCATGAACAGCAAGTAAACGCCGAAACACGCAATCAAGACCCACATCACAACCATCATCACCTGCGGCATCGGGGCAGGGAATCCGAAGAACGAGATGAACCATGGAATCAAGATGCGAATGATAGTAATCGCCCCGATCACCACAATCAGGTAAATCCAGAATTGCGGATTGGTTACACAAGCCATAGCAGTTCTCCTTCAGGTGGTGGTCCCTCCCCCGCCTTTCAGAAAAGCTCCTTGATCATCAGGATGACCCCGATGACGCACGTTCCGACGATTGCAAACAAGATGGAAACGAACGCCCAGGCGAGAGCATTCGCGAATTCGCGAGATGGCGGCAGGTCGCGCATCACGTCGCCTTAATCGCCTTAACGGTGTCCGGCCCTGCGACGCCGTCCGCCGCGAGACCCTTCGACGACTGATACTCGGTCACGGCGCGCATGGTGTCGCGGCCGTAGACGCCGTCCACAGTCAATCCGGCATTGTCGACCGAGTTGAGTGCGAGCTGAAGCGCCTCCACATCCTGCGTGGACGCGGTGGCAGGAAACACCGCGTCTGGTAGAGGTGGAGGCGCAACTCGTGGGATGAAGAACCCGGCGTCGCGCGCGGGATCGCGCAACACGTTCGGGTCGATGTTCATCCCGAATAGCTTGGCCGACAGCTTCTGGTGCATGTCCCAGTCGCCGGAGTTGAGCGCTCGCGTGGTCCCGGAAAAGCCGTTGGACTGCGTGAGCCACGTGCCGTCGGAATCGATGAAGCCCATTCGCTCCAGGTAGTCGCAGGTGTCGCCCGCGCCGTAGCACCACCGCTGCGGCTTGAGATGTGCGTTGGCGAGGAAGAACGCCTGGAACGCGGCACCGTGCGCACCGATCCGGTTGCGCGGGTAGTTGGCGTCGGACGCGTAGGCCAGGAAGAAGTTCTGCGGCGCCCCAAAGAGCTCACATTGCTCCGCAGCCCACTGCCCGTCTGCACGCCCCGCGTCCGCGCCGAAAGTCTGCGCCACCAGCTCGCTGACGATGCCGAGGCGGATCTTGCCGTTGGTCGCCGCGATGGCCCGCGCCTCGGCAGTCTTGATCGTCTTCCACGACCCCGTCGGCGCGCGGCAGACGTAGCGGATGACGTCCACGCCCTGCGGGAATGTGCGCAGCAGATCCGGGATGTGCGGCGTCACGTCCTGCCAGGTGTCGAAAATGTAGCGGGTCATAGGGGTCACTCCTCACTCATATTCCTACGCAACCACCCCTCGAACCCCTCTTGATTTCTAAGAAACGCCTGCACCTGCACTCTCGCGTGTTCCTTCGCTTCGATCTTCAGCCCCCGCATGCGCGCCTTCGCTACTTGGCGCAACTCCCGCCGCGTCAGCGCGCCCATTGGGGCCACTAATTTCGCGTCTAACTCTTGCGAGTTCATCGATGCCCCTCTGGGTGAGCATGTCGCGCGGCAGGTCGCGCAGCGAATAGATCCACTGGTAGTAGCAGCGGCAATAGACAAACTCGCCAGGCTGTTCGATCTCGTCGGTGTAGCCGTTCGGCGATTTCATCAGGCCGCGTTGGAGCGCCCAGTTTCCGCGGACAGCGTAAACCACACTATCTCGCTCTCTGTGGTCTTCGCGGTAATTGTAGCCAGACTGGCGCCAATGCGAATGCCATATTCCCGCCAGAGCGCCCCCTTCCCTAGCGAGAATGTCACTGAGTGAACTCGCGAGCTTGTGTCCCTGGTCGATGACAACGCGTCGCTCTTCGAACGCGAGAGACCCGAGCGCTTTCTTGACATTTTCTTTCACTTCTCTCTTGTCTACGACGACAGATCCGCCCGCGGGAACTGAAGTAGCCCACCCCTTGAGTCGCTGGAGCGTCTGCTCGACGGCTCGTTCCTTATTGAGCTTGATGAGGTCGGCGGCGGCGTATATGCGACGATCAAGCTCTGCGCGAAGGCTCGGCTTGACCCGCTCCAGAACGAAGCGAGCGACGCCACGATGTCGCTTTGCAAGGCCACCGCGCTCCACCAGGCGGCGATAAATGGTCTCGAGTCCACGGCGCAACGCCTCCTCGCGCATGTGTGAGCTGCCGGCGACTCGCTCGGCCGCCTCTTGCAGCATTCTCGTCCAGTATTCGACGCGGCCGGGGCTATCGAAGCCGTGGTCCGTCAGGTCCGCGACGGCCGCGGTGAGAATCTCGTCGAAGGTACGGCGAGCGGAAGCGGGCATTATTCGAACATCGAAACCTTATTGCCGCCTGTCGCCTGCTGCTTGCGTATGTGCGCCTTCATCTGTTTGGCGACTTCGAGGATCTTCTTGCTGTCGCCCGAATCCTCGACTTGGTCATAAAGCCTTTCGAGCCGCGCCCACTCACGCTCCCATTCGGGGGTGTTCTCTTTGTCAGCATCAGCGCGCTTCTCCGCGTCCTTCCGCGGATTGTCGCCGCCCTTCGCGTCGGACTCCTCGTCGTCTTCCGCGCGCTCGTCGCGCTGGTGCTTGGCAATGGTGTGGTGAATCTCTTCCTGCGTAACGGTGTCGTCGCTCCGCCGCTCCTGCTCCTGGGTGCGGAAGCCGGACGCGATGGGATGGCCGTAGTCGTCGGAGCGACAACGCGCCTCGTACGCGTCCATGCGCTTGACCAGCTTCTCGGTCGTCGAGACCATCTTGTCCATCTTCTCGGCGGACATGTTCGGATCGGGCTTCATAGCGTCGTCCCTCTTGGCATAGCGCTCTTCCTTCTTGTCCTGCGCGATCTTGGTCTTCAGCGCGTTGACTGCGGCCTTGGATTCGCCGGACTGCGCCTTCGCGGCGGGATCGGGCTTGTCCTCGGCCTGCGGCTCGGAGGTCTGCTTGGTCTCGACGACGTGCTTCTCACCGTCCTTGGTCTGGCGGGTCTCTTTGTTGTGCGTCGTCTCCTTGGAGCGGGACTTAGATTCCTGCTGCTCCTCGGCGTCGCTGCATCGATTGCCTTCGCTGGACTCATAATCCGCGGCGTCCGCATACCGATCCACGCGCGACTTGAAGCGCTCGACGGCGCTCACCGCTGCGTCGATCTTCTTAGCGTCGAGTGTCACTTGCGCACATTCCACGGGAAATAAGCAGCCCAGCCGATGAAGTGTCTCTGCGCCGAGAAGAACTCTCTGACGCGAGGGATCTCGCGCAACCAAGAAAATCCTTTCTTAGCGTCGAGCACTGGCTACGCTCCGCAGGATGGCGTCCACACGCCGATCCAGATCACCGATGCGAGCGGTATGGCTCTGTAGCCCTTTGTTGAGGTTGTCGGCAAGACGATCGTTACGTCGGGACTGGATGAGCTTGACGACGCTGTCGACACGTGAATTAGGGGACGGTGGTTTAGGCTCTTCACCTGCAACCCCAACATCTTCCGTAGCGCCGCTCTCAGCCTTCTCCAACTCATACTGCTCCAGGATGTCGTAGTCGAGGTCGAGCGTGGCAGAGATGATGTGCTGGAACTCGTTGACATTGTCGCATGCCCACTGAATGAGAGTAATGCGGTTGGCGGGGTCGAGGATCGGAGCGAGGATTTCTACCAGCTCGACGATCGACTTGAGTTTCACCTCGTCGACCTTGATCAGCTCGCTCTCGGGCTCGCGGATCAGCGAAGGATGCGCCGCCTTGAAGGCGTTCTGCCACTTCTTCAGCGCGGTCGTGTAATCCATCCGCGCATACTCGGGGTCGCGCGCCTTGATGGAATCGAAGAAATCGGGGTTCCACGCGCGATGCTGCACAATCTTGTCGGCATAAGCGTAAGCCGGGCGCATCCATTTCTGCAGCCGCTCGATGTAGCCGGCGACGTATTTGCTGTCCTCGGTGCCCTCGCCGAAGCCCTCCGCGAACGTCTCCTGATTGAGCAGCTTGGCCGGCATATCGTCGCCGGCCGCGATGGTCTCGAGAATGTTCTTGCGCGCGAGAGAGTACGCGCCTTCAAGATTCGTCAAGTCGAGCGACTGCGCATCTTCCTCGGGCGTGATGCCGAGCACGTTGTCGACCACAGCTTCCTGAAGCAGCGCGCGCTTCTGACCGAACAGGATTTGCATCGCGCCGTCGATCACCGATCCCGCCGGCTTCATCTTCGCGACCAGCAGACCCGCCTTGCGCGCGACCATCATGTCCGTCTTCATGCACCACAGGAATGCTTGGAGCGGGTAGACGACGCGCTGATAGACGCTGCGACCAACGAAGCCGAAAGCGGACGTGGTGTATTGAATGTAGATCGGGCGCTCGTTCATGAACACGACGCAACGGTCTTTGGAGTACCGCTCGCCCTGAACCACGATGTCGTTGGTCTTCATGAAGTCGATGGCGTTCGGGTTCTGGTTGAGAACCAGTGACCCGGCCGTGTTCAGCGGATCAAAGATCGAGAACGAAATGTTCTTCTCGTAGAGCTTATCGAGCGGCATCATCGCGTCGGACTTCATGCCGTCGATGATCATTGCCAGCGAAGCAATGCCGTATGTGCGCGAAGTACCAGCGAGCTGCGCGATGTAGGTGTCCATATTGTCGGCTTCCCACTGCTCGAGAAACGCTTCGCGAATTCGTTCCTCGGAGGGGACGGCAATATTGATCTCGCGCGGTTGGCTCATCGCCATCTTGACCGGCGCGTCGACCATCTTGCCGCCGATCGGATGGTACGTATAGATCGTCTTGCAGAGCTGATAGCCGGGCTCCTCGCCGGGCACGATCTGCCCCGCCTGGAGAAATTCGGCGAGCGGGCCGGAGATCGTGGGGCCACCGAACCAGCTCATCGAATCATGTCCCTGCTCACAGCGAACGTCAGCGCCTCAAACGGCCCGCACTGAAAAGAAACGTAGTACCAGAGCACGCAGCTCTCCGAGAGCATCTTCTTCTTAACTATCCCTTCGCGTCCGATCAAGCCTTCGAGCGTGACGCGATTGGCGCTGTGGGCCGGGACCGCGATGAGACGCACTCGGTCACCCACGTTAAGCGCACCAGAATAGTTCGCGACCTTGCCGCTCATTATCGATCGATCCACGCGCGCATTGCCGGAGTCGGGAGGCCGTAAAACAAAGAACATTGCCTCTTGATTCTAGTTTGCCCGTGTCCTCCAGCGGAGCACCATCTGTCTAACCACCGATAGATCGCATACCGAGGAGGACGACCTCGACGAGGAGGATCGCGAAGGCGATCCGCAGATACCAGATCTCGAGGCGTTGCACGGTCAAGCATTATTGCGCGGCGAGCTTCACGAACACGCGGCCCATCTCGCGCCATGCCGCGCGGTCCGATTCATCGCCGTCGAACTGCGGGCCGAACTCGACGATGCCGTCTCGTGAGATAACGGCCACCAGATTGCCGTCCCGCGGCGTGGGCGCCGGCACGTCCTTTTCGACATAGGTGAGCGGGTTCGGATCATCCCGATAGATGAGCGCGAAGAACTCGCCGATGGTGTTGGGCTCGCCCCACCACTTGCCGACCTGAGGCCAGATAACGGTCATGGCACGCTCGATTGTCCATCCCGGCGCGACGTCTACCTTGCCGCGCGGATGGATGATGAGGGCTTCCGCGGTCGCATCTTTGATGGACGCATCATGATATTGCAGCACCAACGCATAAGTGAAATGAGAGTCCATCGGCAGGCTCTGTCCAACGACAGCTTCCTGCGCCAGCGCCGGAACCAGCGGTGCCACGACCGCGGCTGCGCCGAGTGCTGTGAATGATCGTCTGTTCATCTCAAAACCCTCCCGCATCGCCGAGTCCCATCGCGATGCCGTACGTGAAACAATCCAACAAATCATCCGCGCGCTTCGCCGCGTCCTTGTCACCGATGCGGAAGCCGACGACTTGGCTGATCAGGTGATTGCGCGTCGAGCCCTTATAGTTCACGGTTTTAGCGTAGCATTTCTCGCCGATCTTGACCAGACCTCGATATACGTAGCCGCTCACCGAGATGGCGCGCTCGTCCTTGCCGACCGCCGTGAGCTTGGAGTCGATCGCCTTGATGAATGAGCCATACTTCTTCTGACCCTGCTGCACCAGGATCATGCCGGACGCCTTGTCCTCGATCCACACTCCCGCCGGGCCGCGAATGCATTTGTGCTCGTTCGCCAGCGCCTTGAGCGTCTCGACGACATTCGGCAGCCAGGTCTCGAGCACGGCGCCTTCTATTTGGAGAACATCATAATCAAGAAGAACGAGTCGACAGCCAGAAGCGCGGGGATTACGATAGTAAGCAAAATAAATAACAGCGGTTCCATCATTTTCCTTCCCCGTCTTGACGGCGGAGTCGATGACGGCGAACACCGTATCGCAATTCGGCGGCACCGCCACCGGCGCGTTTCCGACAAGAAGAGAGTCTTGCGAAAAGAACGCCGCGCCTGACCAGTCAACGAAGTCGGCAAGGTATTCTTGCTGGTAGACGAGCGGGTGATTGTCACGCTGAAGCTTCTCGACTTCCTCGCGCGGCATATAGGGGTTGTTCGCGGTCGGCGCGTGGAACTCCGCGAAGCCGAACTCGGAGATGGTCTCGCCTTCTCGCGGGCAGATGCGGTAGAAGAAATTGTCGTCGGAGATGCCTGCGGTGTTGCTGGTCGCGACGCAAGTCCCGCCAAGGTCCAGCAATGTCGGCTTGATCGAGCGCTGCCAAATGTCGATCATATTAGGCTTGGCGAATGCCGCCTCGTCAATGATGACGAGCTTGTACTTACGCGACCGACCGGCGCGCTCATTGTCCAGCGACCAGAAGTCGATGCGGCCACCGCCATACAATCGCATCACGCCTTCCATCTTGGAAGACTGCACAATCATCGGGTCGAGCGTGGACGCAAGTTCGTTGTAAGCTTCACTGACGAACTTGTATTCCGGCGCGAACCAGCCAACCGGAAACCCTTGCAGCGCGGACTGCGAAGCGAGGATCTTCGCCAAGTCGGTCTTGCCCCAGCGCCGGCCGCAACGCACCGCGGTGAAACGATTGCGCTCGATCACCTTGAATGCATTGATCTGATCCGGATGCGGTTCGGGCAACGCGATGCGCTTGTCGAACTTCGGCTCTGCGACGGCGACGTTCACTTGTTCTCTTCCGTCTTCACGAAGCCGCCGGTCACTTGCACTCGCAGCACGCCGCCGGAGCCATCGTCATCGTGGCGATCGCGCCAGATTGTCTTGCGTCGATTTTTGAGCCAGAAGATGCAAGCGGTGACGTCGGGCGGGACGTGCTCGATGATTTCTTCTTCTGTGATGACGCCGGTTTCTTTGTCCTTGACCTTGATGTAGCGCTTGCGCGTATAGCCTGTGGCGCGGTGGTATAAGCTGCGCTCCACGCGATCGTCGGCGGGCTCACGGCCGGCCTTTAGAGCTTCGGCAAAAGCTTTGTGTTTGACCATCCAAACGTAGATGGTCGGTTCGCCCACTTCCAGCAGCTCGGCGATCTCGTAATTTGTCATACCGTTCTCGGCGGCCTGCCGAGCAATCACGACGTACTTCGGATCGTACTTGGTCTGCCCGGCATTTGGATTTCCAGGACCACCAACGCCGTACTGATTACCTTTCGGTGCTGCCATGATCCTTGCTTTTCAGCGCTCTGCGCCCCACCCTCGCCGCGCGAGAATGGTAAGTTGAAAGAAAACCCGAAAGCGATTTCTCTTCGTCTGGCGCTGCGCTACGCCATCTAAGCAGCGATGAGATCTTCTTCCGGTATCGCGATGAGCCGTTTGGCTCCCAGCATGTCAAGCAAGACCTGGCAACGCGAGTGCGCGCCCATGCCCTGATAGATTCCCTCGAACTCCCGAAACACGCCATTGATGGCGCGCACCTTGTCGCCACACGTGAACCGATCGGGCGCGAGGGGCAACCGTACGAAGCCGTCTTCGTCGTGCATCGCACGCAGCTCGTCGATAGCCTCGTCCGCCACCAGCGCTGGGCGCTCGTTGGCCATCAGCAGCCGGGTCACCCCGCGCACCCGAGCGAGCGAACGCCATTCCTCGCTCATGGCCGCCAGGAGGTAGCCAGGGAACAGCGTCTCGCGGCGCACCACTCGGCGGCCGGCGACGACGCGAACCCTTTTGATGGCGGGGAGGTAGCAGGTCGCGCCACCGCGCGTGGCATAGTCCTGCGCGATCCGTTCGCTCGAAGGGGCTGTCTGGGCGACCAACCAAGGCATGCGCGCGGAAACTCCCCTCCCAGGGCGAATCGACTGGGACCCTTATCGCTCGGAATGGACCAAAAGGAAAGCCCCTCGAATTCACGCTAAGTTCTGACCCAGAACCAGAACCAAAAAAAGAACCAATTCCCTACCTCCTAAGGAATAAAGCTCCCCTTTCTCTTGCGTCTTTATTCCGTGGGGGGTAAGGAAAGGGGTCGAAATTTGGTTCTGGTCGTCTTTTTCTCCAATGATTACGGTGGAGGTGTTTACGCACCTTTCACCTAAAAATTGGGCCTAGGTCCGGTCTCGCCCGGCCCAGGATCGGGCTTGGTGGGGCTCAATCCGAGGTCGCGAAGTTCCTTCCATTGCATCCCGGCGTGGACCGCCTCCGAGCAAATTAGCTGGGCTTTGAACGCCGAGATCCCCCAAGGCTTGAATGCATGATTAGGAAATTTGTTGATGAACCAACCGCGTTGCCGGGCGATTCGTCGGATGGTCGCGAGCTTTTCTATTCGGTCGTTCTGCCTGCCTTCGTAGAGCTGGTCCTTAATCAACTTTTGGAGGTCGGTGTCAAGGACCATCGCGCCTGTCCCATTCATTTTCTCCTTTATCTGGTCAAGCGTCTTCGCGACCAGCATCTGACCTTCCGAATAGCCTTCCTCAATCATTTCTCGCTTGGTCGAGGACCAAGGAGCGTCCTCCCCCGGCGCAACAGGATCATTATTTTTCAGCCACTCCTGCATCCACCACTTGATGATCCCGAGCCCGCCGTCCTTGAGCCATTCATTGAATTCTCCCCACCAGTGAGGGTCTGACTTCTGATCAGTCACCTTCGGAACAAACCAACGTCGATCGTCCTCACTGAGCTTGAGCGCTCGCATCGAGTTCGAGCACGCGAACACGTGCACCCAATTGTCAATCTTGTAGACCGGTTGATTCTTCTGATTAACAGAGATGTCCGGGTCGGTGATTATCGACTTGAGTTTGTCATAAGCCTTGGAAGAGTGACCGGCATAAATTTCATGGACCACGGCGAGCCGCTTGTGCGCGATCCAATAATTGAACGGACTATCGACGATTTCATGCTCAGAAGGAGTGCTGACGTTTTCCTCTCCTACCAACGGGGCCAATATCTTGGCGAGCGTTCCCTTGCCCACCCCTTGCGTTTCGCTGATCAGCAACACACCGTAGTGCATCTTAATGTCTGGCCGACCAGCGAGTGTCGCGCACCAACGCACCAGCTCCTTGCGGTCCTCCTCGTCTGGAATCAATCGCTCGATGAAATCAATCCAAGGGCCGGCGTCGCCGTCTTCCGCTTTCACATCACTCGGGACATGCGTGTTGACGTAGCGCTTCCCCTCTCCATAGATCCCCGGCGCCCTGGAAGGATCGTATTTCACCGAGATCGCTTTGGTGGCAGACTCTCTCCGCACCAGCTTGGTCGTTTCCTCGATGTCAGAAAATGGTCTGATGAGATTATTGAAACCGTCGGGTGTGTACATAACCTCCGGCCAATCCTTGTGGATGTAAACCTCTGGCGCGATGACATGAACCCACTCCTTCTTGAAGTCCTCTCGCAGCAAAGCGGCCGGTCGCCCACGCTTGCCCTCTTCTAGCTCGGTCGCGCGGGTCGCTGGACGCATTAGCCTCGCCAGTGTTGGTCCGACATAGCGTCCTGACTTGGAAAATAGCGTCGCTGGCATCGCGTCTGCCATGTCCCATCCTATCGGGAAGCTCTTGTCAAAGGTGATTCCTTTGAGTGCTTTCCCATAACACTGACTGACCTTCTGGAGTGCATTAAGGCCCATCATGTCATTGTCGCAAACGTAGACCACCTCGACTGGAGACTCTCTTGTCAACTCCGCGTAATCGGTGCGGTGCGGTGCGAGCGCGCCGCCAATCATCCCCCAATGCTCGTACAACTTCAACTCCTCCGCCCAAGGATGGTCGGCCCCGGCTCGTAAAATCCGATCCACCGCACGAGCAGCCTTGCACCCCTCATGAATCATTATTCGCGCCTCAGTCCGACCACGTCGTTCTTCCATCGGCACCGGAGCGGGCTTCCAGAACGGCAAATGTCCATCCGGCTCCATCCGACGCCACTCACCGTCCGACCAGAATGTCCAAGGCACATAATACTTCGGCCGACCATCGTGCGGCTCCACACGCTCTTGAATCATCCTGACGCCGCTATCTCTGCGGTCGGTGAGGACGAAGAATGCTTCCTTGTCCTTGCCGACGAGGAACTGATCGACTAGCGCTTGTGTTGCGTTCACCGACTTTGGAAAATTAGAAGCCAATACGGCCGTGCGGATGTTCTCCGCTTCTTCCTTCGTCGGGGCGTGCTCCTCGCGACTGCATGAGATGGTGCCATCGCTATTGATCTTGATCAGCGTGCGTTCGTGATAGTAGGCTCCGAAGCGATCCTTGATCATTGCGCGCCGGAAGCTAAGAACTTCGGCCCCCACCCGCTCCAAGTAGGCGATCAGAACTAGCGGCATGACAGATCGATCTAACATGTTTTCTCTTTCCCCTTCAAGCGCATGAGCCGGACGACGACTATCGCTCCTTTTTTCTGAAAAGAAAATAAAAATTCTGGAACCAAAAAACGTTGAAATTTAAGGATTTAGAGATTTAACTGGAAGAAAATTTAGTTCTTCCTCCAAAAAACCGCTTTTCTTTTCAGAAAAAAGGGCGCATAGGAGAAAGCGCGCACCGGCCCCGAGGGTCGCTTCTCAGGGCTCGCGTTAGGGACCACGCGAGGTCGGTGCGCAGCTTTTCTCCTCGCACAGGAGCTTATGATGCCACTCCCTTCTGAAGTCTCCGCCGCCATGGCCGAGCGCGCCCCGAGCGCCGACAAGCTCGATCAATTGCGCGACACCATTCGCGAGCAGCGCGACACCTTGCTCGAGATCGAGGATCTCGAAGCCGCGCTCAAGGGCAAGAAGCTCAAGCTGAATGCGCTGGAGCGCGAGGTTTTGCCGACGCTCTTCGCCGACGCAGGCGTCGACAAGGTCGGTCTCGAGGCCGAAGGCAACCTGCCAGCGTACGACGCGACCGCGAAGCCTTACTACAAAGCCTCGATCGCGGCGGACTGGCCGCTGGAGCGCCAAGCCGCCGGCTTCAATTGGCTCATCGACAACGGCCACAGTGACGTCGTCAAGACGATCATCACGATCGAGTTCGGCCGCGGCGAGCGCGAACGCGCGGAGAAGCTCAAGGGCCATCTCGAGAACTGGGGCATCAGCTTCAATGAAAAACTCGGCGTCCAGTGGAACACATTGACCAAGTTGGTGAAGGAACTGATCGAGAAGCGAGGGCTCATGCCGCCACTCGACTTGCTTGGCGCGGACGTGGGGCGGGTTGTGAAGCTTACGGAGCGGAAATCATGATCCTAATCAAGGAAGTCAAAGCCGGCATGACGCTGGTCGTCGATGCGGGGTTCGCTTGCATCAAGGCCGGGACCAAGGTCCGCATCCTCCGCGGCAACAATTCGGACGAGTTCTATTTCGAGTGCCGCGAAGGCAACCACTACCTCGATGGTCAGATCGAGGGAGATTATTACGTCGGGCTCTCTCGCCCAAGGAGCGCGAGATGATCCCCTACAGCGTCGGCGACATGGTGGTGTGTATTTACGATGGCGAGTGGAACAATAATATCGGAATCATTCCAATCAGTCTTCCGACGAAGGGTTGCATCTACACCGTCAGGAGCATGTTCGATATTCCCTGCGGCGCGGTCTACATTCGCCTCGTTGAGATCATCAATCCGCTCCCGTCTTGCGGCGGATTTGGAGAGGCCGGCTTCATTGCGCACTATTTCCGCCCCGTCAAGAAAACCTCAATCGAGTCCCTGGAGCGCATTGCGCGCACCTTGTATGTACCACAAAAGCAACAGGAGAAAGTGTGATGGGTAAAGCTGCTATGGTTAAGAGTGAAGAGCGCAGCGTCACGCAGGCCGCGCCCGGCGCCATGCCGGCATTCCTCGGCGGCGTCGAGATGTCCGGCAAGGGCGTCTCGACCGACGCCAAAGACGTGCTCATTCCGATGGCGCGCATACTCCAGAAAAACTCGCCGCAGGTCGAGCGGCGGGGCGCGGATTACGTCCCTGGCGCGGAGGCCGGCAAGATCTTCATCAAGAACGCGCCGAAGCAGATCCTGGATGGCGACGAAGGGTTTCTGTTTCAGCCCTGCCACTTCACGCAAGGTGTGGTCGAATGGATCGACCGCAACAAGGGCGGCGGCGGTGGACAAGGCTTCGTCGCGCTGCACAAGACGATGCCGACCGATGCGGTTTCCACGCCGCACCCGCTCGACCCTTCGCGGTTTCAGATGACCCGACCGAACGGCAATGTCTGCATCGACACGCGCTACCACGCTGGCTTCATCATCGCTGACGGCGCGACGCCAATGCCCTGCGTCATTCCATTCAGCTCCACCGGCCACTCGGTCTCACGCCAATGGATGTTCCTGATGACCCAGAAGGTCAATGGCGGGCGCATTGTCGACTCATGGTGCGTCCTTTACCGCTTCAAGACCAAGTTGCGCTCCAAGGGCTCCAACACATGGTTTGTGTTCGACGTTTCCGACGCGGGGCCGGAAGTGAACGGGCTGCACGAAACGATGTGGATCCAAACGCTCGAAGACTACGAGCGCGGTCGGGCGCTCAACGCGGCGCTGGAGAGCGGCGAGCAGAAGATCGACCTCGGGGATGGGCCGGTGGACGAAGGGGCAGGGGCAGGGGCAGGGGCCTCGGAGGATCCGTCAAGGTTCTAGTTTTTTGTTGAAGCGACAAGCGATGGCATCACTTGTCGCTTCAACGAGCAAGATGGTCCATTCACGGCTGGAGGATCGCCGCCGCGATCCACCAAGAAGATCACCGCTCATCCCGGTGCGCTCCTGTGCGGCACAGTGCGTGGGGTAACCCCGGCGGGGGCCTATAGTTGTTTGGAAACAAACAAGTGATAGCGAGGAATTTTCAAAAGATGACCAGGGAAGAGGCGAAAGCTACGCTGAAAGTCGTGTTTGGCTCCAGCGACATTCACAAGGACAATTGGGTCGACGCCTTTGTCGCTCTAGGCATGCTCAAGCTCGACGACTCCACGAGGATGCCAGACAGAGAGCGCTGTGAAGTCGTGCAGACGTTCTGCTCGAAATCTGGGCTGAGCTGGACCGACTGCCACAACATCGTCGATTGGATCACCGCAGCCGGCTACAAGATAACAAAATGACCGCCAAAGGCTCAACACTCGCAGCCCAGATGCGCAAGATCCGTGAGGCTCTTTGCCAAGGCCGAGCAATAGATCATCAGTTGTTCGAGCTAGAAGAAGCCATCGCCGCCGAACGCCACGCAACCGTCATTCAAGTGTACGTGTTCGACTGGATTGACAAGCTTGCGAGGATGATATGATTCCATTTCCATTGCTGTTGATGCTGCTGAAATTCTTAGCGCCATTCGAGCGCTCGCGCACCCACAAGCATTGTCGGAGGGAACCGTGACCCAACTCGTTATCGTCGGCGCAGGGATCGCCGGCCTGCTCGCCGCCAATATGCTCAAGCACCACTCTCCGGTGGTGATCGAGGCTCAGGCAGTGCTCCCCAACAATCACAGTGCGGTATTAAGATTCCGCTCTGCGATCGTGGGGGAGACACTCGGCATCCCATTCCGTCGCGTCAGTGTGCTCAAGGCCGCGGTTCCGCATCTCAATCCCGTCGCGGACGCACTCGCTTACAGCCTCAAGACAACGGGCATCATGCGGAGTGATCGTTCGATCACGACCTCCGGGTTTGAGACGGTGGAGCGCTATATCGCGCCACCGGACTTGATTACGAGGATGGCAAAGAATATTCTGATAGAATTTCAGATGAGCTTTTCTCGCGATCATGATATGGAAAACACCACTTTCATTTCCACCATCCCCATGCCAACGCTCATGAAGCTGCTCGACTACCAGTCCGATCGCCGTGAAGGCTTCTACTTTTCCAACGGACTCAACGTCGTTGCGCGCATCCGGCAGTGCAGCGCGTACGCTTCGCTCTACGTGCCTGATCCTTATTACCCGTTCTCCCGCGTCTCGCTCACTGAGGACGAAATGATCGCGGAAATCTCTCAGGCCGAAGACGGCCTCGCGCCGCCCGAAACGGCGCGCTGGCTCGCCGTCGAAGCGGCTAAGCTGCTCGGCGTCGAGGACCACCTCGACGTGGACTCCATCGTCGCCAAGCCGCAGAAATATTCCAAGATCCTGCCGCTCAACGAGAATGCCCGGCGCAGCTTCATCCACTGGGCGACTATCAATCACAACGTGTTCTCGCTCGGGCGGTTCGCGACGTGGAGACCCGGCCTCCTCACCGACGACTTGGTCAAGGACATTCGGCTGATTGATTCCTGGATTTCGTCCGGGAACAACTATGATGTGGCGAGGAAGCGATGAGTGACTGGCAACCCGTCGGCGCAGGGACACCGCTGCACGCTTGGCTTGAAACGCGCAAGGATGGCGAGTCAGGCGTCAACATTTGCATGTGCCGAATTATGTGCATCGGCGACGTGCCGGAATGGATTGAAAAGCCTAGCGGCAGGACGACTGTTACACACTCGACGTTCGCCGCGCCGACGCATTGGAGATGGCCATGATCTCCTTCTCCGCAACAGTCACCGGCGTCGAAGAGCGGACCAAGAAAGTCTGGCTTCGTGGCATCGGCAAGGAAGCTGAATTCCAAGACCGCAGCGAGGGTTGGTGGCTGGTCTGCAACAAAGAGTTCTCGATTTGGGTCGGCTGGTCGCGGCCGGAGTTCACTGTCGGCGACCGAGTGAAGTTCACCATAGCGCAGGAGTGACAGATGAAGTGCACGTTGTTGGAATATACTGGTTCCCCAGACCCCGAACGGGCGATAGACCTTTTGATCTTCACCAAGAACACCCGGCTGCAGATGTCGCCTGGAATGCTCAACGACATCGCGTCTTGGCCGGCAGCTAAGAAGCTCGACGAGCTGGAATATATGGCCAACACCATTCCCAGCTCGTGGGAGTTCGTGAACTACACCTTCCTGATCGAAGGCGTGACGCGTGCCTTCACTCACCAACTCGTGCGCACCCGCACCGCCAGCTTCGCGCAGCAGACCATGCGCGTACTCGACGTGAGCTCGGGGCCGGGGTGGGATTATCTTGTTGGGCCGACGATCGCCGGTGACGAGCAGCGCGCCTCCTTATACCAAAACGAAATGGACATGATCGCTTCGTGTTACAGCCTGCTCGTCAAAAACGGCGCTGCAATAGAAGACGCCCGCGGCATCTTGCCCACCAACATCCTCACCAACATTGTCATGGGCTGCAACATGCGCACCTTCGTCGAGCTGGTGCGCAAACGCTCTTCGCCTCGAACGCAGGGCGAATATCGCAACGTGCTGGAGGCGATGAAGACTGCGGTGCGAGAGGTGCACCCCTGGATCGACCTGTTCGTGAATAGGACCGCGGACGCCGCGATGCACGACCTCGACGACGAGATCAACGGCATCGATGACAACGCGAAGCGGCTTCGGATGCTTAAGCTGGTCGATTTGTGCCGGGGGCAGCTGTGAAGACTTTGAACCATGCTTATCCGGTTGACACCCACACATACTCATGCTAGTCTCCAATCATCGAACGAAGGAGCAAAGCCATGAGTAAAGCCATGAGTAAAGCCAAGGTTACGTACAGAGTGGCGTTGAATGGTCGGGGCGGAGAATTGGACCACTTCGAAACCAAGACTAGTCCCTATGCGGTTGGGGACAAAAGCTTGGCGCAAGAGATTGCCGAAAAACTCTTGTCCGAGTGGACGGTAATAGGCGACGGAGACACGATTTCCGTCTCGGAGGCGTGAGATATGAATACGAACAATCCACACGACGAATCCTGCGCATCCAGAAGCGCAGGGTGGACAGCCGGGGAATGTAATTGCCGTCTTTCGCGTCCAGTGGTTACGCCAAGCTGGCTGTCCCGCGTTGTTACATGGTGCGCCCGGAAAGCCCGCGGCGTTCTCGGCGGCAGCGGGGACGACAGATGATGAAGGCGGTGCTAATCGACATCGACCATACCCTGTCCGACGCCTCCTGGCGCGACCCAATGATCGGGGGCGAAGGAGGATGGGACGCGTATCATAACGCCTCGGTCGACGACAAGGTGGCGGAGGACGTCGCCTTGTTCGTCCGGGCGGTGCGCTATGTCCCGTTGCTCGCGGTCGGGTGCACAGCGCGACCGGAGAAGTTCCGCGAGATCACTATGAACTGGCTACTGCTGCACAACATCTGGCTGGATCACCTGCTGATGCGGCCGGACGAGGATTTCCGACCATCGCCAGAGATCAAGATTGAACTCGCCGAAAAATTCTTCGGCGACTTCAGTCTGA